TAAAAAGTACGCCAGCCGGTAAAGCAGGTAAAATGAGCAGGTACCAGGCTTTTTAGTACATATTTAATTATTATAGTATTTTAGCATGTAGCAATAACGAACATGCATTAAACGGCAATTTATGGCATTTGTGGCTGGAAAATGCATGTTTGGCACTAAGGTATAAATATACTAACATGTATGTGAACATTTGTTAGGCGCCGTTTTGGGCACTGTAGCCTGTAGATATTGCAATTGCTTTATTGTAGCCATTTAAACTATTGTCCACTAAGTATTAAAAATCCGGGGCCGGGTACCAAATAGGGCAGGTAACTGTTTATAGCATGCATTAATAGGATAAGCATAAACAACTATATATTTTTCCCAAACAATAGCTGGCACGTACTGTGGGCTATTTTAGGCACTTGACAGCCTTTACCTTTGACAGCTCGTTAAATTGCCTGTCACGCAAATAATGGGAAAACTGTATAAAGCTGGCTACAGTACTTTGTGGCTATTAAGTAAGGAAAAACGGCGGCCGGGTATCAATAGGGCAGGTAACTATTATTATATATACGACAAATATAAACAATAACACATAAACAGATATATAAGCAAATGTAAACATAAACGTGACAGCACTTAAAACACTTTGACAAGCGACTTACTGTACAACTGTACATTTTTAGGATTAGTTTGTACATAGGGGCTGTAGGCTATTTTAGGCACTTACAAAGACAATGGCTGTATACGCTCCAATGACTAGGCTGTGGACTACTGTTTTATTGCATAATAATGTGACAATATTGTATAATAATACTTTGTAAAATGTGAGAGATTATTTTTATAGTATACACGCCAGAAAACTGTTGTATTATGCCCCTCAAGCTCGTTTGTGCTACTTTGACGCAATACTTGGAAAACGACTGTGTTGCCTGCTGATATCAATTGTTCTTGCCTTAAATCCGATTTTAAGCTCCCACAGCCCTTAATTCCGCCAAGCACTCCAATTGCCCACAAACAGCCAGCTCGTAAACGGGCCACTGCCACACGTTCCCACCCTTGCCCATACTTTTATACCCCTAAAATAAAACAGCCACACCGGTGCCAAAAGGCAGGTAAAGTGCCAAAGCTGTTTTATTATAATTGTCCATGCTATTACTATATATATAGGGAAAACGCATAAGCGACTAAAAATTGTTTTGGCATGCGTTAATTACCTTTGACGCTCATTTATTTTAGGGGTACATTTGTATTATGCCTCCTTTTTCTGCCCTTTAATGCCCTTTTACGAGCTCGATATTTAGCTTAAAATACCCATTTTTATCCACAGTTTAGGGCAGTTATCCACAGCACAGGCAGTCAAAGTTATACACAGCTTGTCAACAACTTATTAACAATTTTATCCACAGGCGCCTACTTATCCACAGCTAGTCAAGTTATCCACAGCTTTTTACTTATCCACAATATTTGGCAGTTATCCACAAGCCAAACACTTATCCACAATTTATTACACTTATCCACAGGCTGGCAAGTTATCCACAGTTAATCGCAGTTATGCACAGGCTGTCAAGTTATCCACAATTTAAGGGGGTTATGCACATGCTGACTAGTTATCCACAGTTTGGCACAGTTATCCACAATAAAGTTGCGTCAAGTTGTCCACATTTTTATCCACACCCTGGCTAAAATTATCCACAAAGTTGTCCACAATACGGGAATAGTTATCCACAACCCCTGCCAAGTTGTCAACATCCTGTGGATAAGTGGGAAAGTGACCCGGCCAGAGCGTAAGTCACACCCCGACTGTCTGCTGGCATAACATGGTCCTTGATATCAATTTGAGTGAATTTCTTCATTTCTGACTTGACGCCTGCATTTCCTGTTGGCACCCTTGTTTGGCACCTTAAGTTTACCCTGATTTTAAGTGCCCAACCGTAAATTACTAAATCGCTGGTCAACCTCTGGTAAAATTTTTGCCATTTCTGGCTAATCTGTACTATCTGGCACTAAAATACTATCTGGCACTAATATAAAAGTCTAAAGTTGCCCCCACCCCATTACCACGCCGTATAAAAGTAAATCCTGTTATGAATGTTTGGCGTAAGCACTTGAATGCCAATTTACAGCACAAACTGTTGGAAGTATCCACACAATCTTAACTAAGGTTAAATTAAGGGAAGTATCCACAATATTTTAGATTAATCCGCTTAAATCACGCTTTTTAGAGTGAAAATGCCCTCACACATCAGTTGGCTTCGCCAAAACTTAATAAACATAACAACCACGCTGTTTTAGTGCATACTGTAGCCCCTTAATTCTGCCTTTAGGGCATAAAAAATAGTAGGGTAATACATTTATACCCTCGTAAAATTGCTCGCAAAACTCCTAAATATAATTTGTTTACAGTTGGCGCTGAGTGGTTTTATAATGTACTAAGTTTAAGTATTTAGGTGCCCGGTTTGGGTAACTTTTATAAAAAGGAGAAATGATTATGTCTAAGGTAAAAGGAGTCTTTGAACCATTTAGTCCAGAGAGAATGCACAGAGTACGTGAGCAGGTGAAACAAAACTATGAGTCTAAAATATTTATGCATGACATGGAATATTTAGCCAAAGATAAGACACCGGAGGAACTTTACGAATTGTATGTACTGATGTTATTTGTTGACAAGGGAATGGACCGCAAGCTAATCAATAAACAGCTTGATGACATAGTGGCATTGAAGGAAAGACTTAAGTTGGAGGCAGTTAAAGATGAAGGCAAGTAAATGGAAATGTGAAGTATGTGGAATTGAGTTTGAAAGTGAACAGGGAGCGGCGGATTGTGAAGTTTCTCATACTTCAACATGCAGGTGCTTGATAGCAAGTCAGATTAGAATATTTCAATGTGCTATGGGCCTAACCGGAACGTTCCGTGTCATTGTAAACTATAGGGAAAAGGTTATGGAGTTTGATACTCTTGGTAAGCACCTTCTACTAAACAAAGAGCGTATAGATATATCCCACTGCCCATTCTGTGGCAGGGAATTATAGAAAGGTTGGGTAATTATATGCCATGTTTTGGAACATATGATGATACGGATGCAGTTTGCTACTTATGTGAGGATGAACAACTGTGTAGAGCGTATATGATGGAACAAGAATTAGAGTAAAATAAATAACTAGGGAGGATTCAAATGGAACATTCAGTTGCAGTACAAAAAGAAAAATTTGAGCCACTTGCTGACGGAAGAGTAAATTTTATAATCGTCAGAAAGAGCGACGGATACTTTAGTATCGGAGACAAGATAGTAATAAAAGGGCACAAACAGGGTATCTATATAGGCAAGTCAGTCAAACGTGAAATTACATTTGTGCAAGGACAGGAGGAAGTCGGACCATATATCAAATATGTTGCCCTTTCACTTAGGCCGTTTGAGGTGACAGAGAAAGAAGCAACTCAGGAAATGAGTGCTTTGGAGTATTTAACGCACAAAGCTAGAATGACAAAAAGCTGTAATGGTATTGGGCAACATGAATGCAAATATTGCTCATTCAGTGTATATATGAACAAGAGACATGTTTCCTGCCACGAACTTGAGCAACTGGACCCCAAAAAATTCATTGACCAGGTTAAAAACTGGGCTAAGGAGCATCCAGTAGCGACTTACATAAGCGTTCTGAGGGAAAAATTGCCCGACATACCCGTAAATATGAGGGGTATTCCGGAGACATGCATTAAAAATTATTTTGGAAAAGCATCTGAGGAAGACTGCACTAAATTTAAGAATTGCATTGAATGTTGGAATAGACCTTATAAATTGGAGGAAAAATAAGATGGAAGTTGAAGGAATTGATATTAGTGGTCCGAGAGACCCAAAAGAGTTAACAAATGAGGAATTGGTTATAGTATACCCACACCTTTGGAGAGCGGCAAGATTCAATCCAAACTGTATATCCACAGTGGGCTACGCAGATTGCATAAAGGAAGAATTATTAAGGAGGTTAAAATAATGAAACTGTACACAAAATGTACCCAATGTGAAGAGGAACTAAGTTTTGATAGTTCTACGTGCAATGTTGACAACGGAGTTGTTATAAATGAGGAAGTACTCTGCTTGCAATGTTGTGAGAAGGAATCAAAAGAATTGATAGAGGCAAAACAGAAGTTACTGAATAAAATTGGGCTGGGTGACGAGCATAAACAGACTCAAATGACTCAAATAAAGGACAATGTGCTGTACATTATAACCAACATAGGCGTTATCAATAAAGAATACTACGGAACTGACGACTATACATTTATAATTAACACTCTAACAGGTCAGATGGCTATATGCAAAAATGGGGAACAGCACATTTATTTAGATAAGGCAACACCTATCGGTGCAATATCTAATATAATTAGTGTAATGAAATTTATGTGTGATTAGGAGGTCGTACAATGAATGGTAAGTTTGATAAGGATTTAACACTTAGGATATTGAATACTGAACCCCAATTTGGGCACAGGCACTTAATACCGAATGGGGGACTAAAGGCGAGTTGCCCAATGTGTGAAAGCGGGCACATAGTAAAATTTGAGCACCTTGCAAAACAGTCCAAACAGGCGGAACAAGTCATGTTTGAGGGTAAGATTGCGGAGAGGCTGATTGCGGCTGGAATACCGTTTAGTATGGTACATGACACAATAGAAATACACATGGACAGAGCGGATGGTGGACCCATAGGCGAGCAAGACATAGACAAATTAGTAGACATAATAATGGGGAAGGCTTCGGACCTACTGCCCAAGGATGGGTGTTAGTCAAATGCGTACTTTTAAGCAAGTGAGTGAAGAAACCTTAAGGGAATGGATTAACGCTGGTAAAGGAACACCTACTGATGTGCTATGCGACTGTGGAAATGGGACTTTAGTGGTGAGACAGGGACAACAAAGATTTTTTGGTTGCAGTAATTATCCGTTCTGCCACCGTACTTACTCCATAAAGGAGCGTGGAACTGCAATTGCAAACCCTGCCTTAATATTCAATGCACTAGAATTGAGTTTTGGGGATGAACAGGAGGAGGATGAATTTTGGTATGATATGTATCCGGGTGGGATACACTGTAAGGATGATATGTAGATGAAGGAGGAATGAACTATGCCATGGGTTTGTAAAACATGCAAGAAGTTAGGTGGTAAATGCGACTTTATGACGAACAATAACTGTTATAGCCCAACACTTCGTGCCAGGATAAGTAAGATTTTAGTGTTACCCAGAAAGTTAGTGGGTTGCATTGTTGAATATATAAGAGGTGAGCACATTGAGTAGATTTTGGGCAAATCATGAAGAGGAATCCCTTTTTATAACGTCAGATGATTTAAGTGAATGTAAGAACACCCCAGAACTGCTGGAGGACTTTACAGAAATAGATGAATCAGAGTTTTGCAGGCTGGACGCTATGTGTTATATAATATCACTTGTGGAGGCTGTGGATGACTAAAGAGACTCTAATATTTGCATCGGGACTGAATATCGGGATACTGCTTACATTTCTGGGCTATGAAATTTTAGGAAACACCAAGGAGGAAAAGATGAACAAAATCGACGCTAGGTACCAAATTGACCCATTGATTTATGTGTTTTTGAGGAAGCCCTTTGAGGCACAAAGACGTGGTACCCCTAAGTATTTAATTATAGTAGATTCTTTTAGAGAGGCTACAAAGTATTACCATTTTTATGTGTCCTACAGTCAGGTACTACTTATGAGCCCTGGTAACACAAAGGAAGGAAGGGTTGTTATCAGTAAAGAGGACCTTTTAGCGTGTAGCAATGTAAGACAGTTGAAATCGTTAATTATAGACAGAATTTTACACGGAATGGTAGCTTAGGAGGATGGAATGGCTAATATTTATGTAATGGATGAGTTTGAGTATGATAAAATAGAGGAAGCACTACAAAAAGCAACTACGATGGAAGAAATTAGAGATGCTGTGTTAATATTTTTAAGGACTATGCCAGTTGAATGGCAACGATAGGGTTTGGGTTTAGACATAGAGACTTATTAATATGCACTGGAATTTGTATTTATGCAGAATTAAATTTATAAGAGGTGATGAAAATGGGAAAATGCCTTAATTGTAAATCAAAGGTTGAGCTAAAAGTGTGGAATGGCATTGCAATAGTAGTTAATGGCAGGTCGTTAATACCATCAAGTAGTATGACTACGGATGAGGAAAATTGTAGCTGTGGGAATCCCAAGAGTGAATTTTATAATAGTGGTGTAAGCAAAAATAATGGTTGTGGGCTTTACGAATATAATACGATACCGGGAAAGAAATTAGTGAGGGACGATGGATTTGATAGATGTCCTGACTGCGATACAATAATAAATAACTATCACTACAGATTTTGCCCCGAGTGTGGCATAAAAATAGAATCCTAGGAGGTATAAAATGGACGACGATATTAAAGTTAGAAAACTGTACCACTGTACACTTAAAAACAATATGGACAGTATTCAAGAGGAAGGAATAAACCGCAGTTGTGATGGTGTCGTGTACTTGGCGGATTCCGTAGATAACTCGGCTAAGTTTTTAATGATACGTGGATTTAGTCCAGAAAGTTTAGTGTCATTTGAGGTGGATGTGGATGAATTGGACCGTAGCAAGTTAGATTGTTCCTATGACCATAATGAAGCATTCTTTGGCTGTAAGGCTTACGTGTATGCGGACGATATTTCAGCGGGTGCCCTAATTGATATGTATGAATTTGAGTAAGGAGGTTAAAATGGATATAAAAGTTAAGGACACTAAATTTGAGGACCTTGAAATTGGGGATATATTTGAAGATTCAGGCTATTACGTCAAAATAAATTGGTCACAGGCGTTCAATTTGAGCAAGAACTTTACTGAGACTAATATCTTACCCAGCCACAAGGTTCTAAAGAAAAAGGCAACCCTAGTTGTAGAGGATTAATGATGAGTGGAGGTTAAAAATGAAAGAGGATGAAGTAAATGTATGGCAGTATGTTGCAAAATTTCCAATGTGGGAAAGATTGTCAACGTCAATGGTTGATAACACCATTATTAGGGGTCAAAAGGCAATGGCAGTTCAGTCTATGATTGATAAAATTCCAAACATCGACCCTGATAGTATAGTATGTATAGGAACAGAGTCGGAGGTTGATCCAATTTGTGGGCAATTCATATTAAGAATCAGATTCAAATACAGGTGCAAGGTGGAAAGCCCAAAGAATGGACTCAGCCCATCTGATTTAGTACCTATAGCTCTAGTGACACGAGACGGCATAATAAATTTACTACAGTATTACAACAATAAAAAACTGGAATTAAGGAAGTCACTTTCACCCTTTATGGTTGACTATGAGAAGGGACTGCATGCCGGTCAAATGAATATGCTGAACTTAGTAATCTCAGACTTGGAAAACTTATTGAATGGTGGTAATCCGAATGAGAGACAAGCTTAAATCACTTGTGGGCAGTCTAATTACTATTACGGGTACTTTTGTTCGGTATGGTGTTAAGGAGGGCGATGGCTCAAAGTGGAATACCGCTATAATTACTGGTGTTAGGCGTGGAGATGAGATAATATCTGACCATTTATGGTTCACTATGGCAAAAGCGTGGCTGAAGACAGAGTTGACAGTAGGTACGGAAGTTAAAGTAACTGGTAAGGTATACAAGTATAAAAGGTCAAATGGTAGCATTGACTATGGTCTGCAGGATACACGTGAATTAGTTGTCGTAAAGCGGGGTGAGGGTGATATCGCTCCTGCTAAACAGTGGAATAGCAGTGGTTTTGAGTACTTTAAGTATCTGACTAACACTGGACCTAGGTGGTACAAGGCTAAAGATGGGAATGTAGTGAGGGTTGAGTTTAAATACGTAGGAACCTTCTTTCAGGAAAGTTTGCTAAATTTGGAGCCTGATGATTCGAAGTATACGGAACTCATACAAAAAATTATTTTACAGTAGCAAATGAATGGTTTTATACTGTACTATAAGGGGCGGTGGCAGAAATAATGCACGCTTTGGAAAAAGGGTCGCAACCTTTGGTGGTAGTCAGGTCCATCAAACTTGCTTAATGCAATACCGAGAGACTTACAGGCAGCCAGTCCTGTCCGCCCCACCAATAGAGGAGGTATTGAAATGGAAGAAAAAGAGTTAGAACTTGAGACAGAGTGTAAAGTTGACCTAAATCGTATGGATGTGTATGAAGATGCAGTTGTGCCAGATGCAGACGTGGAAACTACTTTAAAGGTAATAAGAACTATCCGAAATGAATGCCTAAACCCAAACGCATTTAGAGCGGAAGCCGCTGTTTTGTTATCCAACGCACATGCTGTTATAGTAAATCTTGTTCAGGAGTGTAGATAACATGCCAGTGGCAAGAAATCAAGATATTGAAAGAGCATATCAAGCACTTATTGTCAGTTGTTCCGAGCATCAATGCCAGGGTACTTGTGACAACAGGTGCTCATTTTGTATGTTGGGGATTGCAATGGACAGTGCCAAAGAGGAGGTGGATAATAATGTCCAAGAACATTTATAGTATAAGAGTTCTTTCCGAGATGAAAGAGCAAGTTGCGTTTACGTTAAGCGTTAATTCCGTCCCTTGCAACTTACAGCAGGGCTCTTTTATAACTATGCAAAAAGAGAACTTTCAGCAGTTTGTATCGGATTTAAAGGCTACAGTTACCCAAAAACCACACCGTCATTAAAAATAAAACACAGGGAGGGATAGAAATGGACAAGGATGAAAAACCCATACTTATTAGAAATTGGAGAGAGCTTAGGGCAATAAATCAAGAATCCGAGACGCACATACTGAAAATAGAGCAGTACTCAGGATGGATAGAGCCAAAAAACCCAAAGGACCCCAACTCCTTTGAGGGGCACTATTATTTGTCCACACACACATTCTATGGTAGCCAATATAAACAATCAACTGAGATACTACAGAAATGTGGGTTCAATGTGGAATTAGAAAATTGGGATGCAGAGGAGGAATAAAATGAAAATCTCAATGAAGGTTAGAAACAAGGTAACACAAATGGAATGGGCAGAGGAGTATGATATCAAAGACGGGTCGGATGCAGAGCAGTATGCAATAGACCTAATTGATAACTTTAATAACACACTCCGACCAAATGAGGCACCAAGAGAATTAGTCTATGTGGAAATATTAGAGGATACCAGTCAGTCTAAGGTTGCCCACAATTGGGAAAAACAGAACGCCTACACAGTTGTTGGCAAGCATTCAGTCCATGATGTATATAGGTGTAGTGCATGTGGCATAACCGGAAAACGCTTCGGATTGAGTGCAGATGTAGTAAGGGACAATCAGTATAAGGCTACAAAATATGAATACTGTTCAGGTAAATCAAAATAGTGGAGGGTACAATGGCACAAGTTAGTGAGTTAAAGAAATGCTTTGAGGTGTTCTCACAAATTGAGAAAACTTCCAGCCGAAATGAAAAGTTGTCACTTCTGGAGCAAAATGAATCAGAACTACTCAAACAAATTCTGTACTATACATTTAATAAGGCTTTAGTGTATAATATAGGAGAAAGGATGGTTGGGCATTATGAACAGAAACCTGTTGCTCTTCGTTCCGGCCGAGCTTTGTTTAAAGTAGGCAGTGATGCAGGTGAGCTATTTGAGCTACTTGATAAACTATCCAGTAATGAATTAACTGGCAATAACGCAATGACGGCAGTGAGAGCCTTTATAAATCAGGATGACGAGTTGTTTTTTGAGTGGTCAAGAAGAATATTCCTAAAGGACTTAAAAATGGGGATGAGCTCAAAGACAATCAACCAAGTATTTAAGGATTTAATACCAGTATTTAATGTAATGAAGGCTGAGCTGTGGAGCGGAGAGTCAATAAACAGACCGTTTTGGCTACAGCGTAAAATGAATGGTTATCGTATGGTTGCCTTTCATTACCCCGATGGTGTAGTAATTAAGAGTAGTAATGGCGTTCAAATACCAGGGTTCGACTTTATAAAACAGCAGGTTGCCCAATGCCTACCAGTGGGATGTGTATTTGACGGGGAGCTGGCAGATAAAAATGACAAGTTCTCTAAAATACAGGAGTTAGCATTCAGTGAACAGTCTATAGATAAAACAAGTGCAAACTATTTTATCTGGGATACAATGTCCATATCAGAGTGGGAAGAAAAGAGAACCCAGTTGGGATACTTTCTACGCTATAGATTACTTCAGGGATATCTTTACGAAAGCAAAGCAAGTAATTTGGTGTTGTTGGATAACGTATTTGAGTATAATTTTGAAGAGGATATTGACCCTGACCTTGAGATAGCCACCTGCTTTGAAATGGCGTTGAGCAAGAAGTGGGAAGGTCTGATGGTTAAATTTGATGTGCCTTACAATTGGGACAGGTCATCCGATATGCTAAAAATAAAGAAAATGACCGAGACAGACTTAGTTGTCACAGGTGTGTTTGAGGGAAAAGGAAACCTAAAGGGCAAGTTAGGTGGAGTGTACGTGGACTATAAAGGATTCAAGGTTGGTGTAGGTTCCGGATTTAAAACCTTTGAGAAGGATGCAAAGACCGGGGAAAGAATAGACGGACATCGTATCAGGTTCTGGGACAATCCAAACTTAATAATAGATAAAGTAATAAGGGTTCAATACTATGAAGAAATGAAAGACAAAAATGGCAACTTGAGTCTACAATTTCCAGTCTTTAAGGGCATACACCCGGAAAAGAATGACGTACTATTTTAGGCGCTCCTATGGTTATACTTAGGGCATTGGCACTAACATCCATGGTCTATTTGAGCCTTGACGCACTTATAGACGCGGTTGAGATAATAATTTTGATGACACGTAAAAGGAAGTGATTGTTTATGAAGTATTTCATTATAGGAGTTCTTATAGGGTTTTGTATGGTAAGAGTAGTGTGCCGTGCTGTGTCAAAATAAAGGAGGTGATTAAATGGAAAAGTTTATACCCGCTTGTTGCTATCAGGAATATGGCGTTGACCTAAAGGGTTGCAATACTCGCCAAATTGAGGGGTGCCTTGGGTGTAAAAGTCTAATTGAAGGTAGGCAAGCCCCTTGTGGACTGCCCAATTGCGAGTTCTGTAATGATTATCCATGCATGAAACACTTTGGACCACAAAATTAAGTCGGAGGTATTAAAATGGAAATTAAGGTAGATAGAGAGAGTGTGACACCTAAGTATTTTGTATCTTACCACAAGATTTATTATGTTTACTGCAAGGACAAAAAAGGGCTGGAGGAGTTTCTGGAAAGGTCCGGAATACAGGCCGGAAAGATTGAGAAGAACACCAAGTTCGATGTATGGTGTGTCGCAGTATACGACCCAAGGTACAAAGTGTACATCGAAAAGAATTTAGAATGTGCATAGGAGGCATTTCATATGGCGCATTGCCACGCTAAGTTTTTCCTAGGTGCGGACTACACCAAGGAAGCAAGGATGTTTGACAGGGTTGGACTACCCCTTATAAATAAGGATAGGACACTTGTGCAAAACTATTTGGATAGTAGAAAATTGGATGTCGTAGTAAGGAGCACGTATGGAAGACGTAGAAATAAGAGAAAGGGCTAACCAAGCTGAGCGGTTGGCACTTGATAGAGGCTATTGGTTACACAATAGAACGGGTGACTATAAAAAGCTCAATTTCATAAGAAACGATGGCAATTTAGGGTTGATAGTTCACACGGAAACAGGAGATTTTGAACTGTACCATAACATTAATAAAAGCATAGCAAGACTAAGCCTTCCTAAATGCAGTCCGTTTTCCAATGAAGGTCACTTTAAGAAAATGGAAAATCAAATATGGAAGTATGTGGCCCTTATTTTAGCCAGTGGGATTTAGGTGCCTACTATGACGCATAGAGTAAAAACACTCCAGCCTTATTTTAATGATGTTAAAGGTGGACATAAGACATTTGAGCTGAGGCTCAATGACAGAGACTATCAAGTTGGTGATGTATTGCTACTAGAGGAGTGGAGTAAGGAGCAGGATTACACTGGTCGGGTGATACTTAAGATAGTTTCTTATGTGTTGAAGGACTGTCCAGAATTTGGATTGATAGATGGATACTGCATTTTAGGGTTGATAGACTTTTAGTGCAAAAAAAAAAAGTGGGTGATTTAAAAAGTCATCCACTTTTTCACTTTACAATCATAACTGAACCCGTGTATAATGTATTAAAGCATTTAATTTATTAAGGAGGAACAATAGATGGCGGCTAATGTAGAATCAATGTTTAGTGTTAGACAAGTTCCATGGCATGGACTGGGGCAGGTAATTAAGGATGCACCGACTTCCGAGGATGCAATGCACCTTGCGGGATTGGATTGGGAAGTTATACCAATGCCAGTATTTACTAATGTACCACAGGAAGGTGGGGGCATACAGACTATTGCCAATACCATATGCAATGTAAGAAGTGACAATGGGCACCCACTGGGCATAGTTTCAGGACAATATAAAATAGTGCAGAATAAGGATGCGTTTGCATTTACCGATGAACTACTTGGTGGTGGAGTTACTTATGAAACTGCTGGTAGCTTGAATTTTGGGAGAAGAGTTTGGCTACTTGCTAAAATGCCTTCCACATACATTCTAGAAGATGAATTTGTGCCCTATTTAGTATTTACCAATGGACATGATGGAAAGGGTGCTGTTAAGGTTGCTGTTACACCAATTAGAGTTGTGTGTCAAAATACCCTTAACTTAGCCTTAGGGCAGGCAAAAAGAACTTGGTCTGTAAACCATATAGGTAAAATGGAGTACAAGATGGAGGAAGCCAGAAAAACATTGGAGCTCACTGCAAATTATATGGGTAACTTGGAGGCTTCCGCGAATAAGCTTGTTAATAAGTCCATTGGTGGAAAGGAGTTAGTGGAGTTTATTGAGGCATTAATACCAATGCCGGACGAGGCAGGTGCCCAGAAAGAGGACAATATAATTGCATTGAGAAATGAGTTTTTCCTAAGGTATGATGAGGCACCAGACCTTAAGAAGTTTAAGGGTACTCAATGGGGTGTAATAAATGCAGTAAGCGATTTTGCAACCCACACCAAGCCATTTAGATGGACACCAACATACAATGAAAAGAACTTTGAAAAAACTATTGACGGACACCCATTATTAGATGGTGCCCTGAAATTACTAAAAGTAGCATAAGGGAGATGGCACAATTGGGAAATTGTAAAATGTGTGGCAGTTGTTGTAAGGCTATAATTCTGGGGAAGCATGGCTCCCCGGAGTTCATAGCCAAAGAGGCGGACTCAGGTAATGAAGACGCTATATTCATTAAGGAAAACTGGGTACCTATAAGTGCTTTGGAGGCATTTAAACTACGCCCAGAGGCAGAATTTAACGCTGTATTTAAGGCGGTGGGCGATACATACTGGTGGAAGTGCAATAGTTTTGACCATGTTACACTAAAATGTAAGAATCATAATGCAAGACCTAACGTATGCAAGGGATTTCCATATTATGAGTCAACGGAGTTAGGTCCCAACTTTATACCATACTCCAATAACTGCGGTTATTTAGAGGACTGGAAGTATTTAGAGCAATGGAAAAATATAAGTGAGGTGAAATAATTATGCCATTAGAAATTGAAAGAAAGTTTTTAGTAGAAAAGTTGCCGGATTTGCCAATTGAACCTGAGAGTGTTACGAACATCGTTCAAGCTTATATAAGCGAGACTCCAGAAATAAGAGTTAGAAGGAGTGGGGGATTGTATTCTGAACACACGTTTACCACAAAGATACCCTCTGGTGACTACAGAGATGAGAATGAAATGCCAATAAACAAACAGATGTATGAAGCGTTTGCAAATCAGAGTAGTAATGTGCTGTCAAAGAATAGGTTCAAGTACCTATTGGACCTAGAGCAAAACTTATATGCCGAGGTTGACATGTATCTGGGTAGCCTATATGGGCTTATGACTGTGGAAGTCCAGTTCCCAACAGAGGAGAAAGCGGCAGCCTACATACCACCGGCATGGTTTGGTTTGGAAGTTACTGGTAATGCTAACTACAGCAATGTTAATTTGAATAAAGGATTATGGAGGTAGGTGAGTAGATTGCGTAGATTCATAACACCAGTGGTAGTATGGAAAAAATTTACATACAGATGTGAGGTGTGCGGAGAAACTTTTATAATGCACATGCAAGTAGGCGTAGAAGGTCCTACAAGAGACAGCATGCCCTCCCCATTTAGTATGAACTGCCCTAACGGCTGTAAGGCATTCTGTCCAGTACTGCATGTGGACTGGCACAACGATGTCACCATTGAGCAAAGAAATGCAAAGAATGGGGAGTATGTATTCCTCTACGATAGAGAGAATAATCAAGCATCACCAGTTAAGATTTTAAATGCGGACAATTGGACTGCATCAACTCATTTTAATGGAAATGGCCCACAAACCCTGTACCTGGAAGTTCAGGAAATTGATAAAGAAAAACTTCGGGATAGGTATAAAGGTGAGGTGCCACCTAAGGAACTGATAGAAAGACTGCGTAAGTTGAAGTAACCCGTTACAAATCAATTAAATATAATTTATCAATTAGGCCCATGGGATATTGTATTCCATGGGCTTTTGTATTATAATAATGTTGCGTAGAAAAGAATTTAAAAACAGGGGGTGAATTAATGTCACAAGCACTAGATACAATAAGTAATGACGACCTGCTTGATGTGGAGCGGGAAAAATGTAAAACAGACTTGTACTACCTGTGCCGGTACGTTTTAGGATACAAGGATATGAGACCTAGGCCACACAAAGTAGTAGATAAATTCATTAATAGACCAGACAGAAAGAGATATTTGCACATAGAGTTGGCACGTTCCACATTCAAGAGTACAGAGGTTACCATAGGTTACTCCATACAGCGAATGATAAGGAATCCTGAAGTTCGTATTTTAATAGACAATGAAACTTACGGAAACGCTAAGTCATACTTAACTTCAATTCGTATGCAATTGAAAAACAACCGAAAATTATTAGAACTATTTCCACACCTAAAATTAAGAGACGACATCACAGGTGGAGATACAGACAGTTCCTTAATAATAGTGGGCAATCCTACTTTTTCTAATACTCCGTCTGGAGAGGATGCCACGCTAATGAATAAGGAGCCTAACGTTTCCTGTGCCGGAGTAGACAGAACTAGAACGGGCCAGCACTATGATGTAATAATAATGGACGACCTTGTTTCCGAGAGGAATGTTACTACACCAGAGCAACTTGAAAAAGTAAAGCAACACTTTAAATTGTCTTTCTCACTACTCGACCCACCGGCACCACACATCTATAGAGAGTTGATAGTTATAGGAACACGTTTCCATTATAACGACTTGTATAGCATGTTGTTAGGGGATGAGTATAAAGACCTATTTGACGCTATCATTATGCCCGCAGTTATGGCGGATGGAACACTAAGCTTTCCAGAACGTCTAACACCAGAGTTCCTTGAGGAGCAAAGAAGAATCCAAGGTAACTATATATTCAATTGCCAGTACATGCTGAATCCACTGGATGAGGCTAAGGCTGACTTTAAAAATGGATGGATTAGACATTGGAGGGGTGACGTTTTTCATTTGGGTGAGTTGGGAAGTGGTATGACACACTACCTAATTGTAAGGGAAATCTACATACCGGGTGAAGGTTGGAAGCTCTTGGATAAGCCAAGAAGGGAAAAGGTTACAATAATAATGACGTATGACCCTGCGTCAAAAAAGAAGAAGAAAAATGACCACAATGCTATATGGGTTACAGCAATAACACGCAACAATCATTGGTTTGTTTTAGACATAGTTTACGATAAGATGAACCCAAAGGAAAGAGTTGACATAATATTTGAATTAAGGAATAAATGGAAAATAGACGTCTATGCAATCGAGGAAGTCGGATTTCAGGAGACCATTAAATTCTACGCACAAGAAAAAATGGGCATAGAAAATGACTTCTTCTCCATAAGGGCTTTAGCACCAAGGGCAAGGTCAAAAGAGGATAGAATACGTGGGCTTGTACCAAGATTCGAGAATGCATGTGTGTATCTACCACCAGCACTTATCAAAAAGAATTGGGAAAATAAAACAATTGATGTGGTAAAAGAGTTCTTGGACCAGTATATATTCTTTCCACTGGCTAAGACAGGAGACGACTTACTTGACTCACTGTGCTACCTATTAGATATAGTTAAGCCAGTTTCAAGGAAAGAGGGATTGCAAGGAAGAAGACAGACTGGGAAGTCTGCCATTGTACCATAATAATGAATACTACCCAAAAAATGGGTAGTATTTTACTATTAAGGGGTGCAATAAAACCGCAAAATGGCAGAATTAAGGCACACTATAACGAGCCCTTACTGCGTTTTGTACGACGGAGGTAGTATATGAGCGGAACCATATATATTAGCGGTAGTTTTATGATATTCAGAAGTGGTAAGGGTTTTGTAGTGTATAATAGAGCAAAGGATTTTAAAGGTGGCCATACACACCTAAACAATTTTAATGCGGGAAAGAAGGCTATAAAGTTGGTGCAGAGAAAGATTATTCCTACCAGGAGCAGTAACTACTTTCTTGAGAGTTTAGCCAGACTAAGCAACGATATTGAGTACTCTTTAAAGCTAAGGCAGATAATTATAAACAGGAATCCTAACTCCAAAACTGGAGCTACTGTGGAAAATAAATAGATTAAAAAGTTTTGAATAAATTTTTCCAAAATATGTTGCATAATGGAAATTTTTATATTATAATATGTTTGTAAGATATATAGTCAGAAGTTACATTAAATGACTTTAACAAACCAAATGGGGTGAGATTTTGAGTGGCATACAAAATGCAACAAGAAGCTTGATAAAAGCGTCAGTAATAGAAAATAAGTTATTGCCTGCAAATGCTCAAGTATCAGAGCCAGAAGATACATTTGACTACGGTGGAGGTGCATATACACCACCATATGATTTATATGCACTACTTAAATTTCCAGAGTACAGTAATATACTTGGGGAATGCATTGATGCATATAAAAACAACATAACTGGATTTGGTTGGGAGATTGTGCCCGTAATAGATACAAATAGTACAAGCTATGACAAGAAGCTGGAGGCCGTTGCTCTACAGCAAAAAGAGGAAGCTGAATTACTTTTTCATTATGCCAACTACAAAGAAAGTTTTACACAATTAACTAAAAAGGTAGTTGATAATAGAGAGAGGAACGGTAATGCGTACCTGGAAGTAATTGAGAACGTGAATGGTGTTCCATGCGGGTTTGAGTTTGTAAACAACAGCAGTAAGGTTAGAATCCTTAAACCAATCAATGCAGTGGACATATCAATGGAAGTCAAGTATGGCGAAGGGCGTAAAAAGACTAAGAACATGACCATACCAGTCAGATTCCACCGTTACGCAATGAATGATGGGGGCAAAAGAATATTCTTCAAAGAGTATGGAGACCCACGTCCTATGGACAAACATACGGGTGAATATGGGGATAGCATCAATGAGGAAAATAAAGCAAGTTGCTTAATACACTTTAAGATAGAGTCCATTTATAATCACTATGGAGTACCTAGGTACATTGGAAAAGTTCCAAGCATTGTGGGCAGTAGAAAGTCGGAAGAGCTGAATATCTCATTTTTCGACAATGGTAGAATTGTTCCAGCGGCTATATTAATAGAAAATGGGCAATTAACACAAGAGGCACACGATGCCATTTCGGAACTGCATGGTAATGCGAAAGCATTTAGATTCCTACTGCTGGAAGCTGAATCTTTTCAGGAAGACGATTCCATTGTTGAGTCAGAGAATAAGCGAAATAGTAACGTCAAGATAGATGTAAAGCCATTAACAGAGCTCATACAGCAGGATGGACTATTCCAAGACTATGACAAGAACAACAGAAATAAGATACGCTCTAGTTACAGGATACCACCAATCTACACAGGGGAATCACAGGACTATAGTAAATCTACGGCACAGACAGCCAGAGCAGTTGCAGAAGCACTTGTATTTGAGCCAGAACGCCAAGAACTGTCCGAACCGTTTAACAGAATACTAAGAGACTTAGGGTACGACTTAGTTGAGTTTAGATTCAAGTCCCCTAAATTGACTGACAAGTATGAACTAAGTAAGGCACTTGCACCATACATAACCAGTGGAGTTGCTACACCAAACACATTGGTTGAGGCATTAAGTGACTTGTTGGGCAGGAAGATGAATGTAATTGAAGAGGAGTGGGGAGACTTACCACTATCCATGACAATTAAGAAAATGGAAATAGAGTCAATTGCAAGTCGTATAGGTGGGGCACTTGTGGATGAGCCAGAGGAAGAAATAGAAGAAGGCGAAGTACAGAAGTCAAACAACTTTAGCAAGCAAGAAGTAACTACAATCCTAAAAGAAGTTCTTTACGAGATAAAGAAGGTGGCGGAGTATGAAGAAGACTAAGCTACTAAAGATGGCATCCATTATAGAAACTGCATTACTGAAAATGGAAACCACCGAGGAATGGATAAAGGGAATAGTAACAAACCCAGTATGGGCAGACTTTGCTGTAAATGAGATAGATACTTTTATTGACATTATACACACTCAATTGGGCAACCAAATGCAAGCGTACTCGGATAGGGTAAACAAGTATGTTCCTGTAGTTAAGGAATTAGAAATAGAAGTCACGAGCTATGAGGGATTTGTTAGGGAATACATAACAAACGACTCCAATACATGGCAGGATGAACTACAGGGTCTATACTACAGTACAATGTTTCGACTTATGTCGGACACTGTGGAACTACTTATAAAAGAGATTGGGTTTGACATAGACCTAAACAAGTTTGATATACATATAAGTAATTTCTTGGAGACAAAGTCCATTAAGTGGGCACAGCAGGTAAATCAAACTACAGAGAAGGCAGTTAGGGAATTTTTAGTCAAGGGATATGAGGAAGGAAGGCATTTTACTGAAATAGCACAAGAAATTAAGGACTTGCCAGCATTCAGCATAAACCGGGCCATAACAGTGGCGAGAACAGAAATACTTGGTGCCACAAACCATGTGGATTTTTACTACAATGTGAACACTGGAATATATTATGCTAAGAAGTGGAGAACTTCCTTGGACGAGAGTGTAAGAAAGACTCACCAATTGGCAGAGGGTCAAGTGGTATTAATAAATGAGACGTTTAACGTGGGTGGTTTTCAACTAATGTATCCGGGTGACACAGAGCATGGTGCACCAGCAGAAGAAATAATAAACTGCCGATGTGGACTTGAGTACTTGACACAAGAGGAATATAATTCATTGGAGTAGGAGGTGAAACTAATGGGAAAATTTAACAACACTATAACAAGACTTGTAAAGAATGACAGCAAGAGAATTATAAAGTGTCCAGTATATGTTCCACTGGAGGAAGATACACAGGGTGACTTTATGACATCCGAAGAAATAGAGAAAATGGCGTACGGGTTTATGAAAAAGATGAACCTGCACAATGTGGATAAACAACATGACTTTGACCCAGACGAGGGCTATGTATGTGAAAGCTACTTAGCACAGAAAGATGACCCGGATGGATTTGTGGAAGGCAGTTGGATTGTTGCCATAAAGGTAGAAAAAGAGGAAACTTGGGAACAGGTTGAAAATGAAGAAATAACAGGACTTAGTCTTGCTGGTTTTGCTCGTTCAGTAGAAGAGCATGAAATAATTCCAGATGTGGGAGGTGAGGATTAATGCCAAGAGAACTTAAGGATGTAGAAGTTCAATATATTAGCCTTGTAAATAAAGGAGCTAATAAACAGAAGTTAATGCTCTATAAGAGTGATGACTATCAACCGGAAGAAGAAAAGGTAGTGGTGGCAGAGCCAGTACAAAAGAGCAACGCAACACTATTGGAAAAGGTTATGAGTGCTGTTAAGGGTGTGCTTATTAAAGAGGATGATAAACCGTCCTTTAGAGTAACAATGGAAAGACAAAAGGCATGGAATAGCTTATGGGACTCTTACAATGTAATGCGAGATGTAATGTATGACATACTGTGGTGGACAAATTCTGAGACACCCAAAGCGGACATAGAAAAAGAGTTGGATGAGTTCAAAAAGTACATTCTAGAAACTTTAGGTACAGTGGGTATCGAGAAGAGTGCAGAACTTGTCAAGGCGGATAAGGAAAAGTCAATTAAGGTCCAGAAGACAGAAAGCCCTGTTAATGCTAAACTTCTAAAAGAATTTGAGCAGGGGATAAGTAAACTTAACAATGTGTTTTCAGAAATTAAATCTGGAGATGTAATAAAAGAGGAGGACGAGATGAAAGCAGAAGATATTCAAAAGGCAATGGAACAAGTGTTAGCACCATTAACAGAAGGCATTGAGTCATTAAAATCTGATTTGGGCAAAGTAAGTGAGAAGGTTGGAGTGCTGGAAAAAGGAACAGAGGATGCTGTGCAAAAGGCAGAAGATGCAACTAAGACAGCAGGTGAAGTAACAGGGCAAGTTGAGAAAACTGCGGAAGAGGTAATTAAGTCTGCACTTGGTCCAATAGCTGAGACGTTGTCTGGAATTTCAGAAACAGTTAAGTCAGTTTCAGAAAGAGTTGAAAAGTTGGAAAGTGTAAGAAAGTCTTCAAGCGTTAGTGGAGATGAACCAGCAGGCGGGAAAGAAGTTAAGAAGACTGCAGGAGTGTTTGACAGTGCATTTGGATTCAGCGGTAAGTAAAAAAAAAATCATAGGATAGAATGGAGGAATTTATAATGACAAATAACGAAATTATTCAAAAAGCGGACTTAGTGTTATCAGATCTTAAAACTAATGGGGGTTACTTAGACCCACAGCAAGGAGACAAATTCCTTAGAATGGTACAGGATACTCCTACAATTATGAAGGACTGTCGTGTAATTACATTCCCAGGTGACTCAATGAAAGTTGAGAAGATTGGATTTGCAGACAGAATTTTAAGAAGGGGTATTGAGAATACTGCTTTAGCGGCTGACAAGAGAGCTAAACCAACTTCAGGTACAGTTCAGTTAACTACAAAGGAAGTTATTGCAGAAATTAGACTTTCTTATGACACTATTGAAGCAAACATTGAGCAAGAAGGATTCAAGGATACTATTATGCAGTTGATTGCTGAAAGAGCCGCTGTAGACTTGGAAGAGCTTATAATTAATGGCGACACAGCAAATGCAACTGACGACTATTTAGCACTTCTTAACGGCGTAATTAAGCAGGTTAAGGCTGGAAACTCATTGGACTGGAAAGCACAACCAATTAGTGATTCTTTATGGGCAGAGACTTATTTAAAAGTTCCTGAGAAGTTTATAAGAGTTCCTGAGCAGTATAAATTCTACACTGACAGAACTACAGAGCTTAGATGGAGACAATTAATTGCTCAGAGAAACACAGCAGTTGGCGATAGATACTTGCTGGAAAACACTAACACTTCTGCTCTTGGTGTGCCAATACAAAGAGTATCATTAATGCCAAGTAACTTATCATATGATGAAGATGGTGAAGGTGCAGGAGCTCCAATCACTGGTCTTGGACAATCAATCTTGATACACCCTAAAAATATCATTACAGGTATTTCTAGAAAGATACAGGTTGAGACTGACAAGGACATTACTGCAAGACAGTATATCATTGTGTTAACAATGAAGTTGGATGTAGCAATTGAGGAAATTCAGGCTTCAGGTTATGTTTATAACATAAAGCCAGCATTAGCATAAGAATAAAATTGGAGACTGTTTAGGAGGGAAATCCTCCTAAACTTTACTCACATTTGGAAGGAGTTGTTTAGTAATGCCAAAGATAATAAAATGGACAGGTTCATTAACCCATGAAATTGCTGGTGTAGTGAAGCTAGTAAAAAATGAAGAAGTGACACTGAGTGATGACATAGTAAGACAATTACCGAAGGACGGGTACACTGTACTCCGTATTATAAAAGCTACAGAGCCCGAGGAAAAGGGCGACACGGGTAGAATTGAAGGGCAAGGAGCACCTCAAAACACAGCTATTGTGGAAGTAAAAAAGGAAGAGACTACTACACCTGAAGATAAACTACCAGAAGAGGTAAGCCCAGAAGATAAGCTACCGGAAGATAAGCTACCGGAAGATGAAGACCCAGAAAATAAGCTACCGGATGAGTCAGACACGGATGCGGAGCTAACAGAAAAGCAGGAAGCTTATTATAAGGAAACTACATTACAGCAAATGATGAAACAAGCTGGTGAGAGCGGAATTGATATTCCGGATTTCCTTAAGAAGAAGTCAGACGTATTTCAATTCCTTATAGACAACGGTTTTAACATAGGTGAATAGTATGGCACATACTAGGATGATGCTGACCAAGTTTGTAAGTTATCACAGCTATGAAGAAATTGCTGAAATGGCAGTGGAAAAGAAAATACCACTTCCAGTAGATAAGTTCCCAACTAAGGTGGAGCTTGTAAAATACATCTTAGACAACGGGTTTAAATTAGGAGGTTGAGGATATGGCATATTTAACGTTGACAGAAGCACGTTCTTTGACAAAGTTACCAAAGCCCAAAGTTCCGGATGACAAACTAGAATTGTTAGTGGAAGCCTCAACCATTATCATTGATGAGTATGTGTTGAAGCCCTACGAAACAACAAATGCACTGATTAAACTTGTATCAACAGAACTCATACTTTATTTGAGTAAGGATAGGACTTACCAAAGTGAACAAGTTGACGACTATTCCTACAAGTTGAATGAGAAAGCACTTGCCACAATTCTAGCTAAGTTGGACAAGGACAGAATTAAAAATGGTGGGGCACCTATGAACTATGGTATCTCAAAAGTAAGAGGTGGGTATCTATGATTCATGAATTGTTTAATACAAGCATAACCATTATACCCGCCACGCATACTGTAAGCAACCGCTCTGCTGTATATAAACAGGCACAGGAAGGTTCCATGAGGGGCATTCCAGCCCTTATAACAAGTGATGACATAGGTTATATAACTATAGATGATGAAATTGCAATCAAACGTGGTGACGTCATAACAAACGAGGCTACCGGAGCTCAATTCACAGTTCAAGAAGTTTTTATCATGGGAGACGTGTATAAGCTTAAGCTGGAAGACAAGAATGTATAGGGGTTGGTACAAGTGGCAGATAGCTTTAGAATAATAATAGAGAATGAGCAGGCTGTAAAGTACTTAACTGGTAAGGAAGAAAGCACCAAACGTCGTGTGACACAAATAATGAATCTTGTTACAAGGGACATAAGAGATGATGCAAGGGAAATAATAAGAAGTACAGAGCATATTTGGCAGGGGCGTTTAATTAACAGCATACTCAATAGAGTAAGTACTTCAGGCGACCATATTGTGGGTGAAGTGTTTTCCGGTGTGGACTATGCGATTTATATACATGAGGGGACACGTAGGCACTATGTGCCATTCGTGGATAGGAATGGTATGGATAGGCTGGACCTAATATGGTGGGCAAGGTCACACGGATTGATAACAATGAAGGGTAAGCAGTTCATTAGCACTATAACCGGACAGCCAATTAGAGGTATAACAGTGGGCATTGAGGCTACTAAGTTCCTTGAGCAACCCTACCAAAAACACTTAAACAACTTTGTAACACAAATTCAGAGGGCAGGTGCTGAGTAATGAAGAATTTTTATTATACAACTGAAATAACTAAGAAAATAAAGGAAGTACTTGACACTGAACTTCCCTTGACGGTAAAGAACATAAATATAGGCGGATTTAGACTTCTTCCTGCACCGGAAGTAATAAAAGAGTATCTACCCGCTGTATTTATAGAACCCATAGAAATAGATACAGAGTCTGCCAATGAAGTACTTGACATAGAGGCAGAACAATACCCATTCCAAATTCTTTACACTGCCCCATATTCTTATGAGACTCAGGAAGAAATGCTACCAAAAATAAAGGAAGCTGAGCTCATAGCAAACGTGTTAAGAGCGACACCAGTCCTAAGCTCATTTAGAATAGACCCTTCCGAGACGGAGGCAGGTGGAATGGTAGTATACAGAAGAGTACGTGGAATTCGATTTGATAATATATCAACAGAGTTATTTGCACAGATTAAGGTACCTGCATGTGTTGTGCAAATAGATTTCGACATATTCTTCCGTACCTTTGCAGGCTAGGAGGTGATTAAATGAAAAATGTATTATTTACTGGCTTAGGCCCACAGGGCAATTATAGTCACAATGGCAATCAATATGTAAATGGAGACGTTATGGTATGCGAGGACGCTGTAGCAGACGAACTCATAAACAACCATTTAGCAGTTGATATAAATGATGGTAGCCTAGATGTTTCAAAGACTAGAGAGCAAATAAAGAAGGACAATGAAGCAAGACAGGCTATACTAATGAAGGGAGGTAAAAAATAATGGGACAAATTGATAAAATTACCATTGGAGTTGCAGACTTGTATTACACACCACCAGGAGGTGGCGTTGAGGTCTACTTGGGTTTAACCAAAGGTGGTGGAGAGTTCAATTATGAGGCTGACTGGCATGATATAAATGAGATTGACCAGTTTGGCACTACAATTGTTGACAGTATTTTAATTGGTGAGAAGGCATCCTACAAGACAAACGTTGTAGACACAAGCCTAGTTGCAATAAAGAGAGTTGCACCAACTGCCAGCGATGCAGATGGACAGGCACTAACGTTTGGACAGCGTCCAGGACTTAGAATGCAACCATTGGCGGGAAGACTTAGAATACATCCTGTAAGTGCAGGATTCAATGATAAGTCTAGAGATGTTATAATTTACAAGGCGGGTAGTAAGACTAACTTGAATCTTCAGTACAAATTGGATTCTGAGTGGGTTGTGCCTTGTGAGTGGGCGGCATATCCAGATGAGGAAAGACCATTGGGCGACCAATTGTTTAGGATTGGGGATGAAAGTGCTGTATTGCCAGGCCCAACGAAGAGACTAATTAATTTCTATTTAACACCAAGTAACCCTACAATTACCGTAGCACAGACACAGGCATTCAGTGCCAATGCTGTTTATGAAGACGGGACAACTGAGGACGTTACAGATGAGTGTGTATGGACTTCTTCCAAGGAGACTGTACTTACAATCAGTAATGCCGGAAGTGGAGAGGGTATTGGAGCTGGTATAGCGACTGTAACTGCCACATATGGTGGTTATACAACCAGCACGACAGTAACCGTAAGCTAGTGGGCAAAATTTACAAGTAGTATAAATATATTACCCCTTGTATGAAAGGGCAGTAATGGCAGAATTAAGGGGTGTTCGTGCATGGAAACGGCACCCCTTTGCTATAATAAAATAATTGTGCATATTCTAGGAGGAGCGAGCATGAAAACAAAGCAGATAGAGTTAGATGATATTAATGTAGAACTCAAGGTACTCAAGTATGGAAAATTTAAGAAAGTTGTTTCTAAATTCTCTGGATTAGTCTTGGGACTTTTTGCATTATTGGATGTGGAGGATGACAGCAAATTAGCTGATGGGATAGTTGGCTACATAGGCGACAATATAGGACAAGTAGAGCAAGTTATGTATGAGTTAACAGACTTGACAACAGAGACAATAGAGGAAATTTACATAACGGACTTCATAGTAATATTTGAAGAGCTCTTGAACCTATATGGAATTGACAAAGAGGTAATAGTGGGTTTTTTCAAGAACAACATACGTCAGAACCAAGCAATCTAGGGGCCACCGGTAAAGAAGGAAAGATTGATGTTCTGGGTATGTTTGCTACAGTAGAGGACACTATATATTATGAATACAAATGGTCGCCCAATCAATTGGGGCAATGTGACATAGATGATATATTTAGGTACTTTAAGTTGATAAAACGGAGAGCGGTTGCCGAAGTTTCCAGCAAGTTTATGGACTATTATACTCTATTGAATATTGTTCATGCAGACAAACCAGAGGAACTTGCTTCCTCATTTAAAGACAAGTTTGAGGAATTACAGACGGCGGGCAAAAAGCAAAAGCGACATAAGCTCATGTATGATGGAGAGGCAGGCTTGGAGCAACTGGATAGGTTGAAAAACAAGCGTCAACAAAATGGACTACAGTAAGGAGGTGAACGTATGGCAGATAGCAGAGTAAGGGTTATTCTTGAGGCAGTTTTGACTAATTTTACTAAAGGAATTGGTCAGGCAAAGACACAGCTACAGGATTTGGGCAAGGTAAGTAGCCAGGCAGGCAAGCAGGGTAGGCAAATGTTCCAACAGATGAACTCGTCTGTAAGGAATGCAAGAGGTGAGTTGGAAGGACTAAGGATGTTAATAGGCTCACTATTCAGCATGTATGCAGGTAAAAAGTTGATAGACTTTACTATAGGCAATGCGTCAGAGTTTGAAAATTACCTACTCAGATACAGCGTTTTATTAAAGTCTATGGATGCCGCTCAGGAACGTATGCAAGAAATGAGAGACTTTGCAATATTTACCCCATACCAATTAGATGAGGTAGTAAAAGCAGACTTGCTCCTTGAAAGTTACGGAATTCGTAGTATAGAATTACTAAGGGTTGCGGGTGATGCCGCGGCAGGAACTGGGCAAGAGATTGAGGAAGTTGCTTTCTGGTTAGGGCGTATTGCCTCTGGGGATACTGGTTATGGCTTAATGAGGCTCGCCGAGATGAGTATTGTAACCAGAACACAGTTACAGGCAATGGGTCTAGAATTTGATAATGCAGGTGCATACGTGGGAAGTCTGGATGACTTAATGAATGCACTGGCCACGCACATGCAATCCAAGTACCCGGGTATGATGGATAAGTTAGCAGTAACGGGCAAGGGACTCTGGAGCACTATACAGGACGTCTTGGGCGAGTTTGGTAGGGATATAGGATTTAAGTCTCTTGACAATGCTAAGGAGTCCGCAATAACATTTATTAATGAGCTACAAAGGTTGAGAGACGATGGCACTTTAGATGTGTGGACACAGCGTATTGGAGATGCCTTATCTTGGGTGTTTGAGCAACTGACTAAATTTGTGGCAGATATAGAACAAACGGGTAATAAACTTGCGGGATTCTTTAAATGGTTTGGGGACAACTGGTACTGGATTTCTGAGGCTATTCTGTTTGCAGTGCAGGCTTGGCTAATATTTAAGGCGTCCATGGCAGTGGAGCCGATAATCTATGGTGTTGCAACTGCAATATCTGTTTTGAGTGGAATGATGACAGCCTATAGCAGTGCCACAACTGTAGCAACTGGTATCACGGCGGCATTCGGAGTTGCACTGAAGGCGGTAGGAATTGGTTGGATAATTGCAATTATTGGGTTGGTAATTCTAGCCATTGTGAAACTTGTTCAAAATTGGGATTCAGCTAAGAATTGGATACTATACGGATGCAATGCGGTATTGTTGGCATTCCAAATGATGGGCTACGGCATAATGGTGGCAATAAACTTAATTATGCAGATGATTGCCTGGATGACTTCTTGGATACCAGGTATAGGGGATGCAATGGAGATTGCGGCTCAAGCTACTAATGATGCACTTGCATCAGTTAGGACAGGGATAGATGATACTATTAATAGAATGGCTGAGCTGAGGAATGCGGCATTAACTGCCAGTGAGGCAATGAAGGATGTAGCATTACCAGAAGGCCCGCCAACTTTGGACATGGAAGCTCCGGGAGCAGGCGATGTACCTAAATTTGAGGGACTTGGCTCAAGGGGTGGTAGTGGTAAAAAGAAATCACAGGACGCAATTGACCTTATAGACGATGAGTACAAGTATCAGATACAAATTTCAGAGGGAAAAGCTAACCTACATGACAATGACACCAACAAAACCATGTGGAAACAATTGATGTTGAGCACTGTAGAGGTTTTGAAGGCTAAGTTACAAGAGGTTACAGCTATTGCAAGTACGGCAACCGGTAAGCTACAGGAAAAAGCGGAAGCCAAAAAATACGAGATATTAAATCGTATTCAGGATATAACAGAAGAAATAAAGGACAACACCGCAAAATTGGTGCAGGACTTTGGAACCCCATCATTTATCAATTCCACATCATTGAAGCAGTTTAGGGCGTCCACGATGGCTACTTCAGCTGGGTTTACAGTAAGTGGTGCAAACTTCGTGTTTGAGTTACAAGAGGCACCTCGTACAGAGGATGACTGGAAAGACATATTCAAAACTTCTGAAGATGCACTTGCACACTTTTTAGACAACAGAAGGAGGAGAGGCTAGATGGCTAGACGTAGATTATATAGAATGGCGGAAATGGAAAGAAGATACTATCCGGATAACAATTGGAGTGGTTTAACTCTTGGTGGAGGTGCCCTAATACTTTCGGGCACCGATGCCAATGGCGTTGATTGGAGTGTTATTGGAATGAATAACAATGGTGCGTATGCCAGAGAAACTATAAATCTAATGCATCCATTATCGGAAATCAAATTTACAAGGGCGATTATGGGGGGCGGTAGTCTTGAGATGTCAATTGATGGGGCTGTTTTACATACAATTGAAGGACCAGCCGCATGGGAATTTTCACCATCCATAAAAGCTTTGCCGGGGTGGAGAGACATTAAAATTGAGTCAGATGGTGGAAGTGATGCAAGCTTGGGTGAGATAAAGATAATTGGGTATGACGAGATAAACTGCCTATTTAGAAAGCCAATACCGTTCAGACAGGAAGCAACACCAACAACCCATGGGATACTTAGGGGATTCAGTGTATTCCAGCAGACAGGCAGAGGGCACGCAACCAGTAAATTTAGCCTGTACTTCAATAGCCCCAATGCGTATCTGGATTTTATGGCAAACGCCTATAAGGTGCATGCTGTTAAAGATGAATTGGGGATTTTCTATAGGGGTGTAATAGTAGTTGAGGATGTTACAATGATTTCAGAGGACTGTTTTTACGTTGACTGCATATTTAATGCACCTTATCAGGCGGGGGTGGGTTGGTAATGTTACACTTTGAAGGAGCTATAAAGGATTATATAAGAGAGCATTTACAGGTGGACAAAGCAATGCCCACAATTGAAATAAGTGTTTGGAATAATCAAGTACTTAATGACACACCAAGGGTACTGAGAAATGTAAAGTCATTTGGTTGGGACAGGAGAGAGGATTCACTTGCATCCGAAATTACGTTTGTTATTGAAAATACGGACGGCACAAAAAGTCCTCATTACCTACCTGACAAATTTCCACATTTAGACTTGGAGCGTTCCGGATACCAATACTCAATGTACCCGGAAAACAAAGTAGAGGCTTGGGTGGGCTATGGAGATGAGAGACTGCATGTTTTCACTGGTGTGATTGATAAGGTAAAAATAAGTGCAGACAATTCAGAGCTTGAGGTTACAGCTAGAGACAATATGAAGTACTTGCTGGACCAACAAATTATTCCAGATGATGCAAAGGAATTGACTTATGAGTATGACCCAGATGCACCATTATTAATTAGTGCATTGATTGCTGACCTAATCAATAAGGCAGGGCTTGTAGCTGAGGTAGAAGAGTCAAAGTTTGAAGACGGCTCTGCATACACTATAACATCCGACCTAAGCTTTGAGCTTGGTCTAAAGTATATAGACGCAATTAAACAACTCACTGACTCAATCGGATACAAGATTTATGCTACTAATATTGGTACAATTAGGGCGGAGAGAAATATATACCCCTCGGGGACAGCAGAGCCAGTTGTGGTATTTAAGGATTATTTAAATCTATCCTCTGGTGATTTTGTAATAGACACACAGGATGCACGAGATACTTTAATCATAGCGTCTGACACAGGATGGGAAGAATTTGAGAATAAGCAGTTTGCGGATTGGCTAAGGCCTACTTTCCCGAGAGCGGCAAAGATTACGATACCATGGGCAAACACACCACAGAAAAGAAAACTTGCGGCACAGAGTGCCTTTGCAATGATGTTAAGGGTAACACGTAGAATATCAATAGTGGCAGTTGCTCACCCCGCACTGCAAATAGGCGATGTCGCAAGGTTAAGTGAGCGGGTAAGCACAGCTTCGGACATATACAGAATAACGGCAATAAAGACAGAATTAAGCGATGGAACATTCTTTGATACTATAGAGTTGGAAGCTTTTGTGAATGCAGATAACATAGTAGCAAAGTCGACGGGTAGGTATTTTGGGCAGGCTACTGCAACATGGAAGACAAAAGATGTATGGTTACAACCAAGAGAATCCTATAATATAGTTTTAGACATGAGAGGCATATTTAACGAGGCCCGTATATCAATTCATTCCTCATTGGACGACGATGTTATTGGAGCAATCATTAACATGTTGAAAGTAGATGGCTCAGGTTGGAGCATTACTTCCGATTTCAGCTATGACGACATATTAGAGCAAGCTAATCCGGAGGGACTTGCAGACAGCACAGAGCTCAATAAAAAGGGAATCCCAACCTATGAGGCGGGACTTGCACTTAAAAACACTATTCAGGAAGTGTATGGAGGAAGTATACTATACTTGAGCAGTGCTGACCCTGTGCCCGTAAATTCAAGCTTTATTGCGTTAATCAAATGTACTACACAGACTAAACTATTTCCATCGGACCAGATAAGGTTGACCCTTTTAAACATAACTGGCTATGCGGATTTGAGTCCAAGCAATCAAACAATTGGGTGGGAAATCAAATCTATATGTTTCTAGGCATATGAAAAAGAATATATTGCATTAGACTTTTTACTGTGCTATAATTATTTTGTAAAAATAGGAAGGTGATTATATGTCTTGGCAGCCAAATGGGCTTTATGAGCCAATACTTAAAATGATATTTGAGAAAACAGGCGACCCCGGAATAGCTGGATTCTTTGGATATGTGGGAGATGGCGGGGGAGGAAGTAGCGGGCCAGGCAATGGCGGAGTCCCGGAGCATACACATGTTTTCAGTGAACTGGACTTTAGGCTAACACACCCACAGGTATTTCTATACAATGAAGACGATGACGTTATAGGCATAGACATAGGAGAATCACAAGAGTTGCAGTTTAGGTTTATAAAAGACATATATGATGATTATACACAGATAAAAGTAACATTCCTTTTCTCAACGACGTACACTGTTGGTATATTCTATCAAAGGTACAATCCGTCAGTTGGTGGACTGGTTGAGGATAAAGGAAACATAATAAAATTGGACTTAATTTAAGGGGTGGTTTTATGTCAGGAGTAATAGTTTTAGATGGTAAGATAAGTAAATTACCCTACCCGCTGTACCCTAAATTTAAGAATACTTATACAAAGGGTTATAGATTTCATATCCCACCCCTTGTAGGCCCAATTAACTTTCAGTTGGGGTCACCAGGTAACCTACTTCCAAATTCAGAACTGGAGCTACTAGAAGTTACAGTGATGCAGAGTGGTTTTGATGATATGGATTACTGGTCACTGTATATGGACAATTCAGTTATTTTGGATACTATATATACAAAGGAGTTGGGTCAAATAAAGACACTCAAAGGTGTCAAAAGAGTTGATTTTGGTCAGTCTCTAGAACTTAGATATAACAACGTATCTGGAACATCTAAGGTGATATGGGTTGACTTGGATTTTATGTCAAAGAATTTACCATAATTAAGGAGGTATTATAATGCCAAAATGGATTACAGGTTACACAAATGCAACTAACTTTCTAAGGTCCATACTTACGACAGTAACGGATGCCGCTCATGGTGCAGACGCTTGGGCAATTGCCTACCCAGTAGGGGGTACACTACAAGAACAAATTGACGCAATGGTGGACAAGTTTGTAATTAAGACTACTACCACAGGTGGTGCTACAGTATATGTGGAATTTATGAAACCAGCAATGGTCACAGTGGATGCAGTGGAAGAACCAAACCACTACATGGTTAAAACTAGATTTGGTCATAGTTATGACGCAGAGACCGACACTTGGTCTGCAGACAATGTAAGTGAGTACGCTGAATGGGCGTGGTTTAGACGAGATACGGAGGCAACTGTTAAGGGGTGGTTACCAATATCATTCTGGATGTATTTATCCAAGGACACAATCGCTTCAGTATTAATGGGAGACCCGAATGCCAACTTTGATGACTATTTGATATCATTTGGTTATTTTGGTATGGTTAAGGGGTTTGAAGGAGCTGACCCGGACACAGAGGGCAACTTTGGAATGACAGTATCTAGTGACATGGTTCCAAATTACCCAAGAACTTTTGGAGATAAGACGGGTAATGCAGTAACTGATGTTTGTATGCTGAAGACTCGTTCAGGATATCCATTCCAGGCACATGTGTTAAGTATAACAACTCCAGATGAATTTGTGGACAAGCACATCCTAGGACCTTCCAATTGGACGCACAAATATCATATGTCACCTGCTTACATGTGGCATGGATTGGATGGCTACAGAGGTGAGCTGGATGCCATAATTGTAACAGACAGAAGTTCTGTTGTTCATCAGGACGAGCTTATTATCAATAAGGGTTCGGTGGACCCAGAAAAGCCGGAAAAAGTTTATAAGTATTTTGCACTGAATGCTCCATATTCCATGTTTAATAACTCTTCAAACGTTCAATATGGGGTTGCAATACTTAAACCAAGCGTCGTATAAAGACAAGGGGGTTCATTCCCCCTTGCTTAATATTTTATGGAGGGAACAGTTATATGAATTATGGTAATTTCTTTGAAGAACTATTAAAGTCAGGCAAGAATTTTAACGCATACGGAATATCTTTTCAAGGTGGCTACGACAATTCATATTCATTTTCCTTTCTACCCACTGCCCTTTGGAAATACTTATATTTTGCCTATTTACCATTTGAAAAGCGAGTGGGGGATGTCTTTAGCGGAATGCTACTACTAGACAGAAATATAGAAATTGAGGCCATTGAAAAGCAGTGGGGACTAATGTTGGATAAGGTGGCTGCCAAGGAAACTAAACTGAACAGCCATGGCACACTGTTTACAGATAAGTCCAAGTTAGTTGAAATTTTTAATGTCCTGCATGCTACTAAAATGAAGGAAGTGCAGAACGAGCTCATTAAACAGGCAATAAAAACGGAAGGTGCATTTAGTTTAACCCTTACGGGAACAATGGAAACGGACAGAATTAAGGCTTGTGAGGGCTACATAAACAGCACTGGTTTACCCATGTTAGTAATAAGCAAGGTATTATACATTAACAGGATGTTGGAACTCGGAAAACTAAAGTCTGCACAAGTTAGCAAAGGTATAAGCACAGAAAAATCAAATCCGGAATTGGTGGTGCAGAGAATTAAATGGCAAAATCTGTTTAGAGGGCTCCAAGAAATTTTAATTACCCATGTGGAGAAAACGGATAGACTTAAAACTACCGAGATTATGGATTATGCCCTAATAAGTGGGCTGAGTGCAACTATAGGTGAAGTAGAGTTAAATGAATTCTTGCAGTACCTTAATGGTGCCACTGTTGATAGTACTGGAATATATATTCCAGTTAATAGTATGGAATTGGGAGCTTACCCGGAAAAGGAAATGGGAACCCCGCTGGATATGGAAAACCCAGCAGAGATAGTTAAGCAGTTGCAGTTTATAGGGAAGGGCCTACTAAGCTCAAGCGAATTAAAAAATGCACGAATTGAACAGGAACAGTACACAGGCTCCTATGAGCTAAGAGAGGCTAAGCTGAGTGTAATGGGATGGTTTGAACGAGCATTGTACCAATTGATAGTGGATGATATTTCATATGGTTTGGAAGGTGAAAGTGAGGCTACGCTTGTTAAGGACATGTATTCACTGCGGGCGGAAGGGGAAGAGTTTATTTTGTCCACTTATACTGGAATTAGTAAATCGGAGCGTGAACTTGCCCTAGGATATATAGACGCCGCTACAATAGAGCAATGGGTGGATGAAATTACTCATCTGTTGATTCTGGATATTGGAACGGAGAGAGAGATAAAGTTGGACAAACTAATTGAGTCCTACCTAAACACAATCAGAGAGATTCTAAATACAAGTCAAGTGTCTTCAGAGCTACATCATACAAAGCAGGTATTTACGGACAGGGAAATGATGGGGCTGTTTAGAAAATTTAAGGATTCTTCTGTACCCCAGGCACTGGACAACTATCTAAAATTTGGAAAGGAATTTACACTACAGAAGCATTTACATAGTGCAACCAGATTGATGATTGGGGCAGTAATAAATATGCCACCACACAGGTTATCCAAATCCTTGAAGGACATATCCATATTGCAGTCAGGCGTATTAAGTACAGAAGTAAAGTCAATATTTCAGGAACTGCTGGCTAGGTCCTATATGCTATCAAAGGAACAAAAAGGTATTATAAATTCCAAAATTGCGGGCTATGATTTCTCAAATAAAATGCCATATATAATACGTGGTATGCTTACCGGAGACCCCGAAATTAAGAAATTCACACAGTCCAAGCCATTTGAACTCCTTGACAAAACGTTAAGGCAACTGATAGCACAGGAAGGATTGAAGGATTCCGCTACTACAGAGCAAAAAGAATTACTGCTTGACTACTCAATGCACCATTTGGATGGTAAACTAAGGAAGGAAATGGAGCAACTGGACTTGGAGTACCAAGCGGATAGCAAGGACAGAGACGTATTACTACAGGAATTCTTAATAGAGTTTGAAAGGCAAATGGTGGAAATTAGGATTATAAAACGCTTACACCAATTGACAAGAAAAGAGAAAGATTCCGTATGTGCTAAAGACCCTACGGAGTTAGATAAACAGTCAAGGGACATTGATATAATAAAAGACAGTGCCCGAGTTCTAAAGTCTTGGAGAAAGATATATATAATGCACATAGGTGCTCAATTTAGGCAGTTAACCCAAATAGATAGAACTCACATAGGGCATGCGGACAAGGGACCACGGGAGTTACTCAATTTAGTGATAATGTTGCAACTTAGCCTAAAACTTAGGGACGCAGTTGGTGGTGGTCGGCTTATAACCGCAGTGGATGATGGGGAGTATTTGATAGACTTAATCGAGATTCAAGAGCGTCTGGACAAGTTAGACAAGCCTGCACCGGACATTAAAAGTCTACTTCAGGGAATTAAAGTGGGGGACAAGGAAATCTTAGGATTGGATATGGAAAGACTACTTCAGGGCTCCAAGGAAAAACTTACATTTGTGGATAAAATTTACCAATTGTCAGATGATAAACGAGAGTTGGTTTCCGTATTCCATGAACTACTTTTGGAACGTGACGGGACAGAGGAACTGTACCAACTTGGACAGGAGCTGGTTGAGAAGATAAAGAACGGCGTGACTTTGGATGATGCAGAGTTAGACAAGCTAAAGGAAGTTATAGTAGAAATTGGGTTCCTATTTGATGAGATGTACAGAAGGTGGTACTTTATGCCCAGTGATGGTCCATATGATGACCCGCTTGTACCAAATGATAATTGGGACTACATAAATAACCCAATAAATGGATTTATGGTAGACCCATTACCGGGAAAGGATGAGGGCAAGGGCAGAGTCCTTGTTGATTTGGACATACTCAAAAATGTAATAGATTTTATGGAACTGCTATTTAGAACAAATCTATCCGGATACGCAGGATGTACACCGGAGCAGGCAATAAAGCATTTCATAACAGCACTGTTTGATTGGCTCGACCATCAAATACCAGACACAGAGGATAAAATTCCAGAGTTTTACCCGGACAGCTATGATAGATATAATAATCCAAACATGGAAGGTAGGCAGGACTATTGGAAAATATTTAGACATGTTAGATGGTATTCCGAGGGTATTTTAAACAATATAACGGAATCCGAGAAAACGGGCTTAAAGGGGGCTAAGTATGTAAGAAACATTATTGATAAAATGATTGAGTATTACAAGAGCCACCACTCGGATGAGGACCTAAAGCTTGACAAACTTAAGGGCTTTAGAAGAAGAAGTATTCAAAAGAGTAACAAACTATTAAAAAAGGAGGAAATATAATATGCCAGTTGATTACAGAAGAGTAAAGAATTTTGGTGTATACGTTCAAATGAACTACACTGTAGAGTCTGGTGGAGAGGAAAATTTCTTTTACTATGGCGGTGACATAATGGACTCCATGCCAGGAGCGCCCTATTCCAATAAAATGGTTGGTGTTGGCTCGGAGCATTGGAAATTAGTAGCAGAAATTGACTCAATTGTTGATGCAATTAGGGAAGTTAAAAAGCAGGTTGCATTGGGACATACATTCCAGCGTATTAAGTTGGAACAAAGAGTACAATTGGATGAGAATTTTGAAATTATGGTATAAAGGAGGGATACAGTATGCCAGCACATAGAAAGGTAAAACAGTTTGCAGTATATTTGAGAACACATTTTGTTGACACAAGTGGCGACGAGACGGTTTACACCTATTTTGGTGGCACCGTTTACACGTCAGAAAGAGTAGATGGTACCTATAATACAATGAATGGTACAGGAAAAGAGCACTGGAGAAATGTTTTAGAAACTGACTCACTGGAAGAAGCAGTTGGTAAAGTCAGAGAGTTGATGGATGAAGGACACCCACTTTCCATGATTCACCTAAACAGAACAGTCAATATGGAACAACACTTTAAAATACTTTCATAGAAAATATAAACAGAGAGGAGAGATAATATGCCCAAACTTAATAAAGTACTAAATGGACTGATGTTTATGGATGACTTTAATTCAACATCATTAGGAATGGAATATACTTTATCCTCCTCCGACCCAGAAAGATACTCCTTAACGGAAAGACCCGGATTCCTAAGACTTAAGCATGGGGCGGATACGTTTTTAGTGCTGTTGGATACACCGGATACAGACTTTGTATTTGAGATATCAAACAGCTACCTACCCGTATTGGAATCGGATTTTTCCGGCATAGTTGCATGGAAAAGTATGGATGACTACGTGGAACTACTTGAATGGTACGACACAAGCCAGGATACTGCAATGACTTACCCCTATATGAGACTTGAAAAAGTTGGACTTTCCTATACGGGGTATGGTAGCCAGGATGGTGAGACATGGACTTTAATTGGAACTATAAAAATGGTTGGAGCGGGTAAGATAGGCTTAGTTATAAACGGGCCTTTGGAAGATGAAAGTGTTCCATTTGACGTAGACTATGTAAAGATATTCAGAAATAAGTACCTACAAGTAACGAATCTTAACACGGGTTATGTTGTACAGTTGTTTTCTAGTACAGCTGAGTTGCTGGAGGAGGTAACTGTAGGGGCTGAGAATGGTGCAAAATTGGACTTGACAAATTACCTGGGTCCTTTTGATGCTAACTTAAGAATCGTTAATGCACTGGGTGAGGAATTGCTATATACTGCAATACAAGTACAGCAGGGTGATATATACTATTACGGAGATGTTCTTGATGTCTATCGTATAACAGATGAGGGTGAGGAGTTTCTGTTGCCTACTCAAGATATATCTCTTGGTACAATGTCCAATGGTAACATACTACAGAAATTCAGAATTCATAACAGTACGCCAAACACCTTCCATAATATATCTGTGGGTGCAGTACAATATGATGCCAATTTTGGCTACCAGTGGGTTACGCTTGCCGAGGATGTAGCCGGTGTGGCGGGTACATTTGCAAGTCCTGTGGAATTGGGTGACCTACCCAATGGAGAGTCCAAATACTTTTGGGTTAAAGTAACACGTGACACAAATCATTTAACTGCGTCTGTAGACCCATACAGATTTGCTTTAATTGTAATGAATGATTAGTAGGGGGTGATTTAATGGGTGGCAGTAATTTAAGAATGTCCCAGAAGCAGACAAATTTAATAGACGGCGACCATCGTAGACTGTTTGGAAGAACTGCGGCAGAACAACACCCAATGGATGCCATATACAGGTTTCTGGATAAAAAGCCACTACCGGACGTATTGGATGAAATTAGGGCAATGGGGAGTAACTTAGTATTTGAATATTTCCCAACTATAACTCAAGGTCAGACAACTATAATGCTTACCGACTTTTCCTACAACCCAGTACTGGATAAATTGCTTGTCATAAAGAATGGAATGTTTGTTTTTGAGGGCATTGAAGAGGATTACATTCAGTCAACAGAGACGACGCTTACGTTCAACTACCCTCTTAATTCGGGCGATAAGGTGTTTGTAATTTTAGGGGGTACGCTAACTAGCGAAACGTTTGGAAGTGTAGTACATGATGGAATTATAAAGTTTACACAGCTAAAAGACGTACCCAATAACTACAGCGGTATGTCCGGTAAGGTTGCTACTGTGTCCGACAATGAACTTGGAATTGTATTTAGGACAGCAAGTGCAAACACTTCATTGACTGAGGTAAATGGTACCCAATTTGTTGCAAATGCAGGTTCCTATGTTGGTTGGTTACAATTTGTTCCAATGGGGATGATAAAGGGCATTAGGTTAACACCATCAGATGGCTATGTAGGGCAGTTTGAATTAAAGATTAAAACAAAAGATTCTGGTGGTAAGTGGGTTTATGCATCTGGATTAGTGGACAGTATTTTGTGGGATATAATGGACATACCATTCATTGATGAATCAGGTAGCAACTCCATTTATATAGAAATAAGCAACAATGGAAATGACACAACTTTTGAATTACAAATTTATGTTATCGAATAAAGGAGGAATGTAATATGGCATCTTTACCACCAATCGTACAATGGTGGAATGAAGCAGAAACTGCCCAACAGGCACAATGGGACGCCGGGGTTGTAGATGCAGGTAGTGATAGTATACCTACCGTATTCCACGTATGGAACAACAGAGCAGGAGCATCAGCTGTAGCAGACATGATAAATGTTGATTTGACTGTAAGGGATATAAATGGTCAGACAACGGACTTAAGGGTAGCGGGTCAAACAGAGGCAATTGTGTCTGCCCAATTCTTTGACAGTGCAAAATTAGCGGGTGCAGGACAGTGGGGAGCTATTAATGACACGACTGGACTTTGGGAAGGTGACTATTGGAGGTCATTAAGACACGATGATGCCTGCCCAGTGATTTCTTGTGCAGGTGACCAGCGTACAATTTTAGGGCAAGCCAACACAGGAAATGTTAACACAGACAAAGGAAACTATGCTAAAATAAAATTAAAGTTATACGCAAAGCCTACTGCCGGTGCAGGACAGGTGGATTGGTTGACTAGAATAAGTTACCAATATCAATAAGGGAGGTGCTGTTAGTGAATTGGGTAGCACATATGAAAGATGGTACAGTTATTAAGGAATCGGAAGAGATACATTTTGGCATGCTTGACATTCAGAATGTGGAAAAATTTAGAATTACAGAGTCTGGTGGTAGTATAGCAGTACCATTTTCTAGCGACAGTGGAATTATCCGATTCACTAACTTGGACCTACAGCAGATACAGTCATTGGATGACAAGGCACAGCTGAAGTTTATATTTGACAAAAAGAATGGATTTTTTAAATTGGATAAAGAGTCTTTAGAACTTTATGACAAGATTATGCTAAAGGATAAAACTGTCTACTACTTTATAGAGTTTGACCAGTCGGGTATTTTTAATGTAAATGGGGAAATTCTGTTTGCAGGATTTGAGTATGAGGGACAGGCAATTGAATTCAAGGAACAGCCCCCTTATAATAACATAATCCAATATGCGAATGGGCTCTCAGAAATAAGGATGAGGGGAAGCAAGCCAGTCAATAAAAATGAAAAGACGCTTAATTATGTTATTGGGTACACAAAAGAGCACAAACACAAAGACTTAGAATTTAATTTAAAGTATGAAATTGTGTATGACTTGATGAACAGGTGTGTAATGCTGGATTTAATTATAAGATGCAATAAGGGCATTTCAGGTAAGATATTTTTATCATATGGAGGCAAGGTATCATCCATACCAGTTAAATTAACTGAGAATAGCCCAATGCAGACTAAAAGAGTCTTGAATGTGATAGGATAAGTGGGGTGAGTACATGGCAGTAATTGGGCAGTCTCTACCAAATCCGGAAGCCGGATGGAAGAGATATCAAGAAACTGATAAACTGATAAGCTATGAAGGAGCAACCTTTACATCTGGATTTGGGTGTTACTACGTTGCTAATATGACAAATGCAATTTCTGTTAAGTTTAATTTTGTTGGTGACAAGCTAAGGCTAATTGGTAGACGTTCCCCCAATAGATGTATAAATAATGTCACCATAGATGGAATATTAATTGACACATTTACACAGGCAGGCCCGGTGCTTGTTGAGACTGCACTGGATTACGAGTTACTGAACCTACCCTATGGGGAGCATAGTGTAGTGATATCTGGGGATGGAACAGGCGCCTACTATTTTAATGCAATAGACATCGATGTCAGCAGTGCATTATTTCCATACAGAGAAATTGCTCCTACAGGGCAGGAAGCAGTTATAGTTGACCCCAACTATCCAAATGATAACTTCAATGGACAGCCATTGCGTTTGCACAGCACAGCGATTTTACTGTGGAGGCCAACTATAATGGGAAGTGGGTACCTTGAACAGCTTTTAATGAAACTTAGCTTGGCACAGTTGCAGTCAGCCGGAAGTGTAAGAGTGGGTAAGATAACACAGCCATGGGACTTGGATACAGTAACTTATGCTAATTGCCCTAACATAGCCACACCGAGAACTATTGAGTTCACTGAGGCAAGTATATTGGAGTTTGATGTATCCGATATGTATGGGACGCATGGAATTGCTTTGTGGGGCAACGAGTTTTTAGTGAACATCATCTCTCACTTAGTGGAGTGGGTGCCTACCAGACTCCTACTTCCGGAGAAAATACATGCACATAAAGTTGTTTCCTTAAATTGGTTACCTATTTTGACGGATGAGTTCTTTCGAGGGCTTGTGCTGAAGAGAGATGGGGTAGTAATTTTTGAAACGCAAGACGACGGGATTATGTCATTTATGGACGAAACAGTTTCACCCAGTACCAATTATATATATGAAATTGAAGTAACACTCAGTTGAGGAAGGAGGTAGAATAAATGGCTACTATAGTAAGCGTGCATTTCTCAAAGACAAATACATGGTACATGGATACTGATGGAATAGAATTTAGCTCTATAGCCAGTGGCACCGTTGGGGTAGGAATAAAGTACCGTATACTGATAAATAGTGTGGAGTTCCAAAGTTCAAATGAATTCCAGGAACCACCGCTTAATATAAGTGCAATCATACCACTGGATTACTTGAATATTGGTGACAATTTAGTTAGGCTTGAAATAGATTCTGAAGACAGTGCTAATGTATTCTTTGAGTACCCCATTGCAAAAGAGGACACAGGTACACCAGTCTTCCATAGGCAGTTTGATTTTAAAGAGGACTACATGTCAAATGAAAACATTGCAGTAACGTATGGGGAAGGATTATTGGTAGTGGGTTCTTGGGATGCAGAGCTTGAAATAGAAATTCCAACCGCCTCACGCAGTAATATAAAGAGTATTGGCATAACGGAGCCAATTGATGGTATATCTATAATACCAACAATGCTGTCCAATATTCAGGATGGATTTGAAGCCAGTGCAAGCAGTGTCTACAATGTGACTTATTCGGCCTGGAAGGCCTTCAACGGGCTCAACGCGATTGATGCGGATGCTTGGGTATCTAGTTCTACGTCGTGGGTGGCACCACAATGGCTACAAGTTAAACTTCCCTATCCGCAACACGTAGAGGAGTACAGGTTGAGGGGGCCCGTTACTGCTAATCAGGCACCCAGGTCATGGAGATTTGAAGGCTCCAAGGATGGGTTGGTTTGGGATACTTTGGACATCCGGATAGATATTCCAATACCGGTTACAAATGTATGGGAGGCATATGAAATAAAAACTCCCGGCTCTTACTTATACTACCGGATACTTATAGTGGAAAAGCATGGAACTGCGAACTATGTCAGAGTGGCAGAACTTAGATTAATATCATCCAAATTGCAGTACTCAAGCATAACGGAGTTTGACGAAGAAATGCTTTACATACAGGACCTAGGTGCTGGAAAATTGTACACGAGTAGACTCCTAACCGAATATGAGTCAATTCAAAGATTGGAGGTTACACCGATATGATTACCTGGGACCCTATTAATAAAGGTAGTGGAGCATCATTGAGTAATAAAGACCTTACTGCTGTAATACCTAATTACAACAGTACAGTTCGTGCCAATAAGGGTAAAAGCAGTGGTAAGTGGTATTGGGAGATTAGCTTTGTCCAACTTTCCTCAGCAATGGTTGGTATTGTGAATGCTTTGGCAAATTTGAATGCATCTAGCTACACAACCTCTAATACTAGATATTACTATAATACAGGACCTAAGTATCCTGGAGCCCTAAGTTATGGTCCCACTTTTGGTGTGAACGACGTTATTGGGGTGGCAATAGATTTAGATATTGGCACGCTGTCCTTTTACAAAAATGGAGTGCTGGTTGGTGTTTCTCACTCGGACATTATCAGCATGGGATTGGTATATCCCGCGGTATCAAGTGGTTCAAGTACTTCCGGTAATCAGTGTAACGTGAATTTTGGGGACTCTGAATTTCTATATGGGATTCCAGACGGGTACTCTCCATATGGAACAGGTACTCACTTAGTTATCTCAAATGGTAAATACTATACATATAAGAATAAAGAGTTCATTGAAGTAGAGTTAACGGAGGCAAATTTTATTCAATACGGCGTTTCATTATTTGACTTGATTAATAGTACAGATGCATTGGTGTTGGCAATGCCAAAGTCAGAGGATTTATCAGAAGGTGCATTGTATAAGTTAACCCTGGATACGGGTAAATATGGTGAAATTAAAGGTATACTGTAAATGGAATGAGGTGAGCAAGGTGCATTTAAAACTTTTAGCAAATGCAGGCGGTATGATGGGTTTTATGTCTTTAATAAAATTTTATGATAGATATGGTGCCCAAATAATGGTGGATAGAAGCATAATAGTGGACGATAATATGACGGCAAGAGTGGAGGACATAAATTATGATTATCTGTTTTCTGGGGAATCCCTGTTAGTGCCCTACTATGGAGCATCAACTGGCACTGCCTACTACATATTTAAAATTCCAGACCGGACTAAAATGATAAGACTTACCAATTGGCCTAACACCACGGGTGGCAAGCCTTATACTATTCAAATGTCACGGAACGGAATAGACTATAAGGTGGCATATACAGTCACTGTAAATGGGGATGGGTTGGAGGTTGAATATGATTTATCCAACTACATGCCCATGGCGGAATTTTTAATAAAGTATAATGGAATAATTTACAGCTTTGCATATGGAGAATGGGTTGACACTGGACTTGCTGAGCCATTGGTTAGGCAGGATTTCCTTCAGTTTGGGGTACTGGACCTGTCCGTGATACCCGAAGACAGATGGAAAGAGTTGGGCAGTACCTTTGACCTAATTGCATGGGAGGACACTGTCAATGCTCCAAAATTGTCACTCACTGTTCCATTATTCCAACCATACAAATTACTTGAGTCTCCAACGCTAATAACCTACACGGCAATGGAGCAAGCACCAGTGATATCTCAGTCGGTACTGACTAAGTCGAGAGTAAGATTCCTAGTATCATTGGATGGCATTGTGTGCAAATCTTATGCGGATGGGCAGTGGGTTACTGTACCAAAGCAGGAAATACTCAACTCAGGTATGAACAGTTCCACACTCCAGAAAATAACAGAAGCACAATGGGGGGAACTTTCTAATGACCTGTACTTAAGTAAATTTATACTACTGTGTGGGATTCACAATGAACGTGAGAACGAGCCACTGCTTAAGAGGATTTCTGTTAGCTTTGCGGATATAACAGCAACGGTGTCAGAGTTATTGGAAATTGCAACACCGGAAGAGGGGTTCAAAAAGAGTTTAGATGTTGATACACAAGTCTACATGCTTTCATTGGAAACTGGAATGGCATTTGATGATGTCAATGTAGATTATGACATGTACACAACACCGGATAGAATAAAACTCCGACCTTTAAGTTTTGGAACATTGGTAGGTGGTCATCAATCCAACGTGATGGCAGTAGAAGTTATAAGTGGTTACGAGACGGGTGACTTTAATATAGAGTTAAGTGTGACGAAGGATGGTAGAGCTGGAATACAACAGGGAAATTATGTGCTTTTGGATGACTCCATTATCCCAGAGTACAGAACTAAAATTGAAATGTCCCTTATTGAAAATCCATTTTCTCCAATGTACCCAGTTAGGTTCAGGCTTAATGCAGGTCAGAGGAGAATTGTCTATATTAGGGTTTTACCACAGATGGTAAACACTGGTAATGAGATATTCCAAGTAAAGTTAATTAGTAGGCCTATTTAAATGGTCTGTTTTGCGTGGACAGGAGGTGAACAGAATTGGATACAATAATTACTTCCACCGCAGTGGTAAGAGGGCATGGTAGTGGGGATGGGCAAGGAATTGCGAAACTTGGCTACCGAAATGAATTGGATGTTCTATTTAACGCACTGTACGGAGATGGGATAAGAAATCTAAAGGGTAGTGCAAAGATACCATTTAAAAGAGATAAATACAGCACCGCAGTAATTAAGCCAATCGACTTTGACTTTCTATCCCGGTTTTTAATACCATACCAAAATGTCCTGGCAAGTACATTGAAGGTGGCGGGTACCTCGGAATTGGACGTTGCCTACCGCCTTATTCAGGCCCCAAGGCAAGAAGAAATTTTAGCCGCAGTACGGGACACTTACACAAGGGAAAGCCGACCTACCCTAAACCATGGTGGGAGAGAGACTTTAATAACTGGTGTCCTGCCCGAGGGTAGTTACATATCCTATATAGACATAGACATTTCCTTTATAAAGCAGATACTTATTAATGAGGGCATGATAAATAAATCCATTGAGCTAATGTTAAATCTTGCGGTAGAGGGACTTGGGAAGATTGAAATTATTGAGTGTCTAAATAGTTGGGATGAGTATTCAGCAACATGGCTGACGCCCATGACCTTGGGTGACCCATTAATGGAAATTGATGTGACCAATACAGCCATAACGGTTGACATAGCACAGATAGTCCTTAACCTAATTCAGTCAGGAAAGACAAGGCTTAACATAGCAGTTAAGAGTGACAGTCTGTTTTTTATACGTTCAAGGGAGTCAGAGCTACCACCCCGCATTAGATTTAGATATAGTGACCCAAATTGGATGGCATTTTCAGATGAATACCATATGATGAGTAGTGCCATAATTCAAGCAAAGACACTTAACGACTTTCCATCCATAATTAACATACTGAACAAGTTTGTACTTAACTCTAGTGCAATTATAAAGAAACTTGAGGACAATCTTGCATCCACAGCCCATGTACAAAGCGACTATGGTTACAGCAATATGAGAAGTAAGATAATTACCAACAAGCTTAGGGGTGACTTATACTCAAGTGCCACGGTAAAAAGTATGCTACATTCAAATGACAAGCACTCAACCTACTATCAGCCAACGACACATCAACCAGGTACAGCTAACTTAAAGATAACAAGTGAAATGTATAGCACTACAACCATACTAAGTGAAACCATGTCGGATAGTCTTGAGGGCAGAGCGGACATCCTATTAAATAGTTTGAAATCCTTGGTAAATATTCTTAATACATTTACAATGGAATCAAGGGCAGTCTTGATTGCGTCTGATTTAAGTAACCTAAACTCTAAAGTGGAAATTTTGAAGTTAGAAAATGAATTGCACTCACAGGCAGTCCTTCGGGAAATGAGAGGTTCCATTATGCCAGGCAGTGCTGAGATAATTGGAGGTTCTTTACTAAGTAGTTACCGACTTGGTAAGTCAACTGAGTTGTCTGGGTATGCATGGATTATGGGAAGAGTGCATTCGGATATGAGTTCCACGGCTACCACAGTTTCCAGAGAGGTTGTGAATTTACCAAGTGGGGCAACTATCCTTAGGGCAAGCCAGTATGAAATAAGTTCCACTCTGGACATTAAGTTACCATTGGACTTACCTGCTGTGGCATATATTCTGCAAAATACCTTGTTGAACTCCCACGGAATAATTAGGCAATTTGACTTGTCCGAGGTAGAGAGCCACGCTTTATTAGGACTGGCAAAGAGTTTCAGACGATTACCAAGTGTTGCTGTTATAAGGAGACGTGAGTATAATTACTTTAGCTCCAAAGCCCTAATAAATACGTCGGCACGAAAGTGGATTCCTAATGTGCATGGGCAGTCAACCTTCAATTATACGGATAGAAAACTTCCTCGCCTCTGGGTGAGGGAAAATTTTATAAATGATTAATAGTAATTATTTACAATTATACTAGGGAATGTTATAATAAGTCCATAATTACAACCAGGTTAGTTAATGAGTCCATGTGGTCCCTCAATAAAAGGCTACTGGGCTCACTTTATATAACTAAAATAATAAACTTTTGGGAGTGGTATATGGAAGATTGGGTGAAAGAGTACTGGGTGAAAGCTTTATTTGGTGGCGTAATAAGTTGCTTCACTGCTCTAGTCGTATGGGTCAAGAAGAAATTTGTACGCCTGGAGGCGGTCGAGCTTGGGCTACAGGCTTTGCTAAGGAATGAGATTATTAAAGAATATAACTATTGGATGGAAAAGGGTTATTGTCCCATTTACGCCAAAGAGAATATTCGAAACATGTACACTCAGTATCATGGGTTAGGTCAGAATGGAGTTATGGAAAAATTATGTGAGGAAATTCTGGACTTACCAACAGAGCCACCAAAATAGAAAGGATGGTTTAGGTGAATAGAATGCCAATTTCTAAGATTAAGTACAAGACGGAGTTTTCAAAGAAGATTCTGTACACAGTTTGGATTAGTACCACGATTGTTGTTGCCCTTGCATTTGTATTAATGTGGCGAACTGGTGACCTTTCACCACTAAGCTACATAATAACGGGGCTGTTTGCGGAAGTCGCCGCAAGTACCGGTTTTTATTATTGGAAGGCAAAGAATGAGAATGTAGTTAAGATAGGAAGGAGTGAGGATAATGAAAATCAATTGGAAACAGAAGTTGACATCCCGTAAATTTTGGGTAGCTGTAACTGGATTTTTAACTGCTTTAATGGTAGCGTTCAAGGTACCGGACTTAACAATAGAGCAAGTTGTAGCAGTAGTTTCAGCATGTGCAACATTGGTAGCCTATATTATTGGAGAAGGCATGGTCGACGCCAATAGAGACAGTAATAAGGGAAGTGACAGCGATGTATAAGTTATATGAAGGCGAGTATAAAATAACCTCGAACTTTGGTCCACGTATTTTACCCAATGGGGACAAAAGGCCCCACAAAGGGATTGACTGTGTGGGCATCGGTAACAAAAACATAGTGGCACCCACAAATGGAAAAATTGTGTCCTCCCAGATTATACTGGATAAGGGTAGCACTACCTGGGAGTGGGGTAACTATGTTAAAATGGATGACCTTAATGGGTATTATCTACTCTTCTGCCACTTGGGTAGCAGGGCAGTGAAAGTTGGTCAGAAGGTGGATAAGTATTCTAGAATTGGGGTAGAGGGTTATACAGGGTATGTGTACCCACAAAATGCGGCTGGTAGTCATTTACATTTTGAAGTAAGAAGGAAGTCAGACAATGTGTCCATAGACCCTTTGGAATATTTCAAGATATTAGAGGCATGGGAAATTAAGCACACAGCAGAGCTTAGAGCTAAAGTTCAGTCCTCATTTGGATTTGATGATGGCACAATGAAGTTTTTCGATGGGCATCCATACCCGGGTTCTTTATTCAGCAAGATGTTGAAAAAGTAGGTTAATGAGAATAGAGCTTTGAAGTGAGGCTCTATTCTTTTTTTTTTTATTTGACGGGAGCGTAAAAAGGCCTGCTGTTTAGCAGTGTAGCAAATTATTTAAACTTGTTTTTCGTAGCACTAGGCTAGAATTAAGGTGTGTACAAAGCGGTTCCTTACATATATTAATAGTAAAATTACTAAGTAACTTGCCTTTTACACTTTAGGCTGACAGGTTTTATACTGTATAAAGGAGGTGGCATGATGATAATGAATGTATCCATGGAAAAGAGAGATGCAGTGGATATGAAACATATCTGTGAGTACAGTCTGTTTCTAAAAGTTCCTGATAGTAAGTACTATAAGGACAAGGTACAGGAGCTACCTAGAAAGTGGAAAAATCTTTCCTCCGGTGAGATAGAAGTACCGTTATTGGACATAACCAAAGTGCTGAGAACCTTTGAGCAGATTGAAATTATTGGGGACATACCGGAACTTAAATTAATGAAGATGAAGAGGGACATGACAAAAAGAGAGTACTACACAAATTTGGAATGTGTCGAGGAATACCCAATCGAAATGCCCTTCAAAGGTGACATTCAATTAAAACCCTATGGTCACCAAATAGAAGCGTTTCACTATATGATGAATAGAAATTCCTTCCTACTTGGGGATGACATGGGACTCGGGAAAACGTTGGAGTTTATCAGTGGCTGTGAGTGGAGAAGGAAAAAATATGGAGATGGGTTTAGCAAGGTTTTGTATGTAACTAAAGCTGGCTTAAAGTATAATGTAAGGGATGAAATTAAATTCTGGTTACCCAATGCAAAAGTAATAACCATAGAGGGTGACAGCAAAAAGCGGTTGGAGCAATTAAGAAATGTATATACATGCAAAGAGCTTGTATATTTTATTATGGGTTATGAGCAGGTCAAAAACCATATTCAGCAACTTGAACTAATACCAATAGATGGTATAGCAATAGATGAAAGCCACAAAATGAAAAACCCGAGTGGGGCTGTTTGGGGAGCATTGAGTCAGTTGCGGGATATACCATTTAAGGTAGTCATGTCGGGTACCTACATTATAAATAACCATGAAGAGGCCTGGACACCTTTAACTTTTATTGGTGTTGAGAGTAGGGAATTTCACCACTTCAAGTGGTCCTATTATGAGTCAGTTAAGGGTAGATTTGGAAGAGAGATAACGGGTACTAGAAAATTGGATGAGTTGGGTAAGATAGTTAGGTCCAATATGCTTAGAAGAACAAAGTCGGAAGTTATGGACATGCCGGAAAAGAATTATAAGAATGTTTATGTCGAGATGGGTGGTAAACAGACACAGATTTACAAGGCGGTAAGAGACCGGATAAAACAAGAGCTTTCAGAATTGGGTATAGGTAGAGGGCTTTCCAATCCCATGGTAAAACTGCTAAGACTAAAGCAAGTTACAACTAACCCGGAATTAATAGGTAGTGATGCTCCAAGTGTAAAACATGAGGAACTAATTGACATTATTTCAGATATAGTAAAAAATGGTGAGAAGGCAATTGTATTCAGTCAATTTGAGGAAGAGACACAAAGACTGAAGTTACTGCTTGCCGAATACAATCCTGCGTATGTCACAGGAGTAGTTGCTCCACAGGACAGGAAAAAGCAGGCAGACAAATTTCAAGATGATGATAGCTGTAAAGTATTTATTGGTACTTCCCAGTCATGCAGAGAGGGATTGAATTTAACTGTGGCTACCTATGTAATATTTATGGACCTGGAATGGGCACCCGCCTACATAGCACAGGCAGAGGATAGAGCCTATCGTATAGGACAAAAGAATAATGTAACAATTATTCGACTCTTGTGTAGGGGCTCCATAGATGAGTATATAGTCAATGAAGTTCTATCACGTAAACAGCAGATTTTTGATGAAATAATAACAGGCAAGCGGGCAATTACACCAAACGAAATTAAGGACATATTGGACGCCATTTAAAAATAAATAAAACTTTACATTAGTATAGAAATATTGTATAATAGTATTGTAGTGTAGCCACAACAAATCAATATCACTGGACAGGAGGTGTATAACATGATATATATAAAGGGCATGCCCTACAGAAAAATTAGTGAAGTCGCTAAGATTGTTGATGTTCATCCCAACACTTTACGAAATTGGGATAAATTCGGAGACAAGCTGGAGGAAGAAGGGCAACAAAGGCCCATACCGAAATCTTATAGACCCGGGACACGTGGTATAAGATATTGGAATGACGCTCAAATAGAAGAAATAGAGAAGTATAAGGATAAAGACAAATACGGAGAACTTGCATACTTTAATCGAGCTGAGTGGGGTGACAGAGGTAAACATTTACCTAATTATAAAAACCAACCCGATTAAGTTACTTCCGTTTACAATAACCCTTGAGTTGTTTTATAATGTACTAAACAACAAGGAGGCAGTATTAAATGATAGAAAATGAAATTCAGTTTAATGAGAAAGTAAAGCGGTATGCAGAAATTCACGCAATTGTGGACAAGTATACAAAGGAACTGGAAACAATAAAATCCGAAATAAAGCCCTACATGCAGGAAAAAGCAATGAAGAAAGTAACCCATGAGGGAAAGGATTTAGAGTTAGTTGCACAGGACAGAAGTAAGATTGACTCGGAAAAGCTACTTAATGTTCTAAAGAGCAGACTTGGACATTTCGAGCTGGATTTATTTAAAGTGCAAAAGGAAATAAATGGTATTCAACTTACTAGCCTTATGTATAAAAATGCAGAGGAGCTTGTACGTGTGGAAATGAACGGAGAAGTATTTTCAGATTTGCAGACAGCAAGAGAATACCTTATGGAACATTTCAATTTTACAGAAGAGCAGGCACTTGACGCATTTTCAAGTGCAACTCCAATTCCAGCCTCAGATAAATATGATTTATGGAATTCCGTTAAGAAGTGCATTGAGGTAAAAGAAATACCAAATGAGGACGCTGTTAAGGAAGCTGTATCGTTAGGCTCACTTACAATGTCCGACATTGCAGATGCGACAATAGTTAATATAACTTATGCATTGATGATGAAAAAGCCGAAGAGTGGGCCTAAGTCAGAAAAATAGCATACATTTTAATATACCCCCATTAAATGCCGTTAAGGGTTGGCGACCTATAGCGGTATTTATTTTTGCCTGAGTGGAAGGAATTCGCTTTACATTAAGGGTAGATTGGCTTTATACTGCAATACAAAATAATTTGTTTAGGAGGTGTTAGACATGGCTAGCTTAAGAAGAATTAAGGTTGGTTTGGGCATTACAGCTCAAATTGGAACACAGTACATAAAGCCATCTGCAGAGGTGGAATTAGTATTAACAGGTGATGAAACAAAAGAGGAAATTGACAAGGTTTGGGAACAGGGATGGAATGCATGTAGTAGGGAAGTGGAAAGAGTTATAATGGAATATGCCAAAGACTAAAATTAGCTGATTTACAGCTAATTTTTATCATGCAAAGGAGGATAATATGAAGTTAGATGGCATTGAGTTATATGGTACGGAATTGTCTCACCACATACTTAGAAAAATATCCAAATTGGAACAAGAGATGATATATGACAGGACAAAAAAGTTTATAAAAATAGACATACATATAGTGGATTTCTGTAGTCCAATGCACTTAAATTTTGGCAAAAGAGAGTTACCAGAGCCAGAAAACTACAAGTCATTTTTAGAATGTGAAGAGTTCACTAAGGGCAATTTGTTACACCTTCCCATAGAACTGGCAATGAAACTTAGTTCAGAGCAATTGAAGTTGTACTGCTACTTGATGGGAATTGCTCATTACTTTGACTTCTATGAACTTGATTGGCTAAAGGTGTGTGATAATTATATGGGCAACTGGAGGGACTTCTTTAGTATGGTTAAGGAGTTACAGGGCATAACATTATCCCACGCATATTTTGATTACCCGGTACTAATAACTGAATTATCCAATACACAACTTAGTATAATAATTGACGCAAAGGATAAGGAGGAGGCATATGAACTACTTCAAAAATACCGCAGAATTGTCGCTTAAAGCAAGTGTCAAGGGGTATTGGATAAACCATAATTTTATGGGAAGATGTGATGGAGTTACAGTTATACCCAATAGTCTATTGACCGACCAGGCACTTAAATTAGATGAAAGGCTTGTTATAGCTTATTTGATATCATACAATTTTAAAAATTCTGGAGTTGGCTACAAGGGTTTTGTTTTTCCAAGGGTTGAAACTATAGCAAGTGATTTAGGTATATCTAGAAGACAGGTTTTTGATAAGATATTAGGAATTGAGGAAAAGGGGTACATCTACAGAATTTCAAACAGGAGCATTATTGATTACTATGACAGCATAGAATACATAAATAAATTCTTTGACCTACATATAAATGAGGCTACTTTATACTTCCTTGATTTATGGAAATGTTTATCTAAAGAAGAAATTATGCGGTACAATGGCATAGACAGTGAGATAGATTATGAAGAAATGCTAAAAGAAAGAAATGAATTTATTGAGTATTTTGATAGCTTACGTGGTATTGAGGATAAGGAAGAGCTGGATGAGTACTTAGGAAATAAGGAAGTTACGGGAAATTGCACACCCCCGTGTGCGGAAACTCGCACACCACCGTATGCGGAAACTCGCACACAGAAACATACAAATATAAAAAATACAAATATAAAAAATAATAATGCTACGCATTTTCAGTCTAAATCATTTTTTACTCACCTTCTAAATACAGACATCAAAAAAGAGGACTTTGATAAACCTTTGTCCTATAAGGAAGCCAAAAGTTTAAAAGAGCAGAAAAAGAAAAAAGAGCATCAAGAAAAGAAGGATAAAATTTCTCAAGAGTTTTTAGATAAATTAAGTAAAAAGGAATTTAAGAATTTCAATGTGGATGAGTTATGTTTATACTATGAGCATCGACTAAAGGAAATTTATGGCACCGCATGTAAGGTAAGCGAAAGGAGTTTCAGAACATTTAAACTACTGTATGAGCAGAATGGTTCCTATGGATTAACAATGGAACAGCTGGCAAAGGTGGTTGATGTATTTTTAGAGACTTACCGTGAAGGTAAGATAAAGGGACTAGACTTAGAAAGCTATCCAAATCCAATCTATGCTCATTTACTATTAAATAATAAGGGTAGTATTTTAAAACAGATAATAAACTTGTCCGAGTATTCAGGAGTTCCTACTGTGGCAGGGTCAGGCAGTGTTGTATACAAAGAAGATAGTGACTATAGAGATAAGCTCCCTGAGTTGATGGAGTTGTGGAAACATGAGAAACCCAAGTGGCTAAAGAAGTACGGGCTTATTGATGGAAAAGAAGATAGAAATTATATGAGGCGTATCAAATGGGTTCCAAATGACTACTTTGAGGATGACGATATACCAAGTTTTGGTAGGTACATAAGTAGGTGGTTTGTTAATGGATATCTTACAGATGAGGTTAAGGATAAAATATCTTCACAGGACTTTATGTATTTAGAGGACTATGTAGAAAATGTTATGATACCTGCAAATGAGGAATACGATGAAATACAAAAGGCTATACATGAGAAAGTGTATGGTATCGGGACAGATATAAGGATAGGAGGCTTGGTATAATGAAGTTTACGAGTTTTGATGAACAGGACTTTGTATTTGATAGGAATAAATGCACTGTTTCCAGAACGTGCAGAAGAGGGCAGTGCAACGATGGCTGTGCTGTTTACTATAAAACAGAGTACATTTATGGAATAAACAATGTCCCTAAGAAGTATAGGGATTGGGTTCCAGAGGATTTATCCAAAATTGTGAGGGAGGATGTGGACCTTGGTGTAGAGCACATAAAGAGATTGACATCCGACGCTAACTATACAAAGGGCATATACCTATATGGAAACGTAGGTTCGGGCAAAACTTCACTTGGCTTGGTACTGCTAAACGACTTCCTTAGAAGGATGATTAATGAGTATAGGATAATGGAGTACGTTGAGAATGAATTTACTCCTGTGCTGTTTGTTCCATTCAGCCAATATGCAGAGACTTATAAAGCTAGGTTTTCAAACAAGTCCGACTTTTTGGAATTAATAAATAACAACATTTATAAGAGCCACTTAGTAATGATTGATGACATTGGGTTTGACGGTCAGACTAAAACTACCTTAGATTTACTTTTTAATATTGTAGACTCTGCATTGTCAAATGACAGGGGACTTATATTAACTGGTAACCTACCGCCACAGAAATTGCAGGGTGTGTTGGGTAGTAGGTTGCACAGCAGAATAGTAAATGGGTGTGAGTGCTATGAAGTTAGGTCCTCCGACTTACGTTCGAGCTTTTAGCGGGCTGTAAATTGGGGTTGTAACTTTATACCTGTAACACGAAATGGTATTACATGGGCAGAATTAAAGGCGTACCAGTAGCATTAAACACAATGCAAAGGTACAGTATATTTTGCATAATACAAAAGTAGTTGAGTTCGTTTATACTATATTGTAGGGAGGTCATTGACTTGGTAGAGTATCAAATAATTAATCACATTTTGGAGCAGAAAGATATTGGTATAATACAGAGAAACAAAATAAATGAAACTTATTTTGAATTTTGTAAAGAAGAATTTGAATTTATACATACGCATTGGAGAAAAGTAGGACAGGTTCCTGATATACACACGTTCCTTGCAAAATACCCTGATTTTGAGGTGTTTAAGGTAGGTGAGTCGGAGGAATATTTAGTAAATTCACTACGAGAGCAGTATGTCTATAATAAAATAGTTCCAATACTTAAAGAAGGTGACGAAAAGCTAAGAGAGGATAGTTTTGACGCCGTTGACTTCCTAAGGGCACAACTAAGGGAAATTGCAGAAACGCTTGACTTTAGGCATGTGGGTCACAATTTAGCGAAAGACACAGATGTTAGAAAAGATGACTATTTGAAAAGAATGGAAATGAAGGGTCTGACAGGGATACCCACTGGTTTGGAATGGTTGGATGACCTGACTAACGGTTGGCAAGAAGAAGACTTTGTAATGCTTGGTGGTTACCTTGGTGAAGGTAAGTCATGGCTGCTTTTATTCCTTTTGTGGGCGGCATGGGGTAGGTCAAAAAAGAAAGTACTTTTAATAAGTAGAGAGATGGGCAAAGTCCTTGTGGGTTTCCGTTTTGATACATGGAATGGAAATTTTAGTAACCTTGGGCTTATGAAAGGTAATACAGAGCTCGGAAAAGTTGATAAAAGTGTTGGGGGTAGAATAGTACCAATTGATTTATCAAAGGACGACTATATTAAGTATCTTGAAGAGCTTAAGGATGAAGACAATCCAGATTTTATGGTTTACACAAATGAGGACAACGCTCAATGTACTTTTGAGGACATTGAGAATTTAATTGATATTATTAAGCCAGATATTGTTGGCATTGACCAACTTTCCTTAATAGGTACAGTTAAGAAGTTTGGAACAATAAGAGAGAGGTATATATTCCTTACTAGAAACTTTTACAGACTGTCCAGCAAAAAGAGAATACCTATATTAGTTACGGGTCAGATAGGAAGAGACTGGGCAAAGGGTAGGGACAAGAACAAAAAGAATGGCAGTGACCAGATAGATGCACCAGAGACTCACCAGTTCATGGAGAGTAACAGTGCAGGTGAGGATGCCACCCGTGTTGTTACATTTGCAAGAAAAGGAAACATAGTTATGATAAATGTTCCGAAGAATAGATACGGCATTGGTGGAAAGCAGGAATTTGTGTGGGACATAGATAGGGGCTTTATAAATCTTTTCGACAGACCGGAAGAGGAGGAAGACGAGCAACCACAGGCAAAGCGAGGTTCCAAGGATAAGAAAGAAAACAAAGTAATACAGACAAGTGAGTACATATTTTAGTGGAGGTGATAACATATGAAAACTTTCCTTAACGAGTCCGAGCGTAAGGATGTAGTAATGCTTTACTGTTTAATTGGTACAATGCAGGAACAATTTTTAAAGGACTGGGATGAGAGAGGTAACTTGACAGCGGAAGAGAGAAAGTATATCAAAACCTCAATAACACTTGCGTTGAAAGTAACAGACTCAATAATGGGTAGGATAGATGGAAATTTAAGGCAACGCTTAATTAGGGATATGAAAGCAACAGACCTATTCTGCTTACCTAAGTCAGAAGCAAAATTAAAGAAGGATAGATTTGAGAAAGAAGTACTATCAAATGAACTTATTAAAGTGTCAAGGGATGCAATTGACGAACTGGCACAACGTGCGATGGACTGGTGCAATCCGTGTAACGTGGTAAACTGTGATGAATGCGTACTAAGAGAAATATTTAGACAACTGGATTTGGAGCCATTTGACTGTGAGGCTACTGAATGCGAGTATAGAGTAAAGAAAGGGGGTGAAAAAATTGAATAGACAGGAAAGAAGAAGGGCTGGAAAGCTGGCGAATAACTCTAAGGAGTTTTCCGAGTTTGTAGTTCAAAATAGACTTCAGGTATTACAGGCATCACTATTAGCAAGTTTGGAAACACTTAAGGAAGATTTTAATTTCAATGAAGAGCAATTGAATTCATTTGCAGTTAAGCACAATGAGAGACTTAAAACTGTATTGGGTGGTGATAAATAATGCTCGTTGTATGGGATACGCCCCTCATTGTTGAGTTGGAAGTAGTATTGCACTTATTGGCCCAAGAAATGGAAGAACTGCATGGCAGAGAATACTTTGGTAGGCCAGTAGAGAGCGGTAGTAACTTGATGGTAAAGTGCCCATTTCACAAGGATGGGCAGGAGAGAAAACCCAGTATGGGTGTTCGTGTTGATGATGGTCAGTATAACTGTTTCACATGTGGGGAACATGGAGACAATTTACCAATGTTTGTTGCAAAATGCCTGGACTTGGGTGTTAAAAGGGATTCCTCCGGTGGAATTGTTGTTCCCCCTAAGCCAGAACTGGGTTACAAGTGGCTACTAAAGAAGTTCAATTTAGCGGTGCAGGGTGAACGACCTGGATTGGGACTTGGTCAATCTAGAACGAGTGAAAGATTTGATAGATTCGTTCCGGAAAGCGACTTGGAGCAATACTATGAGTATGTGCATCCTTACATGGAAGAGGTTAGATTTATACCACAAAAAATGCAGGACTATCTAGAGATAGGGTATGATAAATCAACCAACAGCGTTGTATTTCCTATGAGAGACTTAAAGGGAAATATTTTCTTTATTAAAAAACGTCCAATCACTTCCTATAATGATGTAAGATATACTAATGTAAAGGATATACCAAAGAAACATTTGATGTTCGGAGCCTACTACATTTATAGGGACTATGTTGCTACACCAAAGAAATGGATGTCGGACATGATACAGAAGAATGGAATTACTCTTGTTGAAGGTGAAATAGATGTTGCAAGTGGGTGGACATTGAGAATGCCTACTACCGGGATAGGAGGTAGGATATTTTTTAAGGAGCAGGCTAAAGTACTTGCCACAATGGGTGTGAAGAATATAAACTTGGGCTTGGATAATGATGACTATGGACAAAAAGAAACTGCTAGAATAATAGACAATTACTCAAGTACATTTAGATTAAATTTAATTAAGTACCCTGACTGGGCGAAGGACATGAACGATGTAGTTAAAAATGGAAAAGGTGTTGAAGTATTGAAATTCTTGTAGCGGGGAGGTGCTAGGTATGAAAAATAAATGGGATGTGGAAATGAGTTACAAACTTGGCGTCAGTGTTGTTGCAGAGGGAGACACCAAGGAAGAGGCTGTGGATAAGGCAAAAGCTCTGGTAGAACAGTATGTGTCCATAAACGATGGGTTCACAGTTGACTGTGGCTGTATGGAATTCGAGCAGGTTAATTTTATAAAGGAACAGCGACAATGGTAGCAGGCACTAGCAGGCACTATTTAGAAAAGAACATTGACAAATGAATATAATAGTTTATCAAGGAACTCATATTAGGGCAATATGTGTAAATTACTTATTTTTGCAAATAACTTTTAAATTATACATAATTTTTAAAAATAAGTAAAAATTTGTTGTAATATGTAAAATAATGTTGTATAATAATATTGTAAAGTTAATACATAATGAAATTACATAGACGGCAAGCACCCTACTTATAGTACTAAGAATTGAACTATTAAAATTTAGCCCATTTGATAATTGGCTTGGTGCGTAATATTAGACAGAGAATTATTAAATGGGTGATATTTTTGGGTAAAATTTCAACATTCACGCTACAAGTGTGATTTGATATAACAAACTAAACTAAACTAGGAGGATTTACAAATGAACAATGTTCAAGAAATGGCATTAATGGTTAAAAATGGTGAAATGGGTGAAGAGGACTTCATAATTGGCTGTAAGAAAATAATTGAGGATGCTTCCTACAAATGGTACCAAAAGGTGGGACTCATGGACGGGAGAGAAATTGAGGAGAAAAGACAGCTATGCAGTATCTGGTGTTGGGAGGCATTAAGAAACTATAATCCGGAGAAGGGTAAATTTACGACATTGTACTATGCACATACACAGAACATGATAAAGAACTTGTGCAGAAGAAGTACAAACGACAATGAGAAGGCAAATAACTACTCAAATTGCTTCAGTTACGAATTTAGTATATGCGGTGAAGGTGAAAGTACTTCGGAAGAAGGAAGTGCATTTATAAAATTCCAATGTAATGAAGAGGATGGATTTGAAAGAGTTGAAATTGAGATGATGCTAAAACACAACGGCTTTGATGATATAACTATGGGCATTGTTAAGTATAAAATGGAAAGCCCGGAAATGCCAGACGCAGAGATTGCCAGGCTACTAGGGTACAGCAGAGCATACATTAGTCTACTATGGAGAAAGGTTAAGCCTTTTCTAGCAAGTCAGTTATGCACAGCAGATAATTTTTAAAAACCAGTTTACATAAACGAACGAATGGCTTTATACTGCATTGTAAAATACAAGTACAGTATAAAGCCTATTTTTATTTTACGGAACGTAGGTAATTTGTTAGGGAGGGAATTGGTCTATGAAAAGACTTATCACAGTACTAAAAAAGACGAGACATATTTTATGGGGTAACTTTGTAATCATTACTGAGAAGGATGGAAAAGTTAGTGCCGATGGGATAATGCCTGAAAATAGACTCAAACTAGTCATTAATCAATTTAACCAACAACTTAATTCCTAACCAAAACACTTTAAACACTTTCCAAACTAAAAAACTTAAAACAAGAAAGGTGGAAATTATTTATGGCAGGTTTTAAAGGTATTGATGCAATTAAAGGCGCAATTGACACTTTTGCCACTGGAGCAAATGTCGGATTTTTTGGGTTGAAAGAGGATGGGGACAGAGCAGATGTTCAATTCCTGCACAAGGATGCGGATGACCTAAACGTATTACTTACGCACCAAATAGAGGTGGACGGAAAGAAGAGATATGTGGAGTGCCTAAAGATGTATGAGAAACCTTGTGCAATGTGTGAGCAGGGTAGCAAGACATCACTAAGATTATTCCTGTATCTGTTAAGCTGGAGACCAGACGAAAAGGGAAAAGTACCAAAGGAACCAAAGATAGAGTTATGGGATAGAGGTAGGGATGTAATAAATCGTATCCTTAACTTAATAAGCAAGAAAAAAGACTTAAGAAAGCATGTGTATGAAATACTTAGAAACGGTAAATCCGGTGATACTGGAACTTCCTATGACATCGACCCATATGATGAAAGTGAATTATTAATACCAATTGAGAAGTTACCAGAGAGACCAGACATCTATGACTTTGTACTAAAGAAGGACTATGATGAAATGGTTGCATTGCTAAAGGGTGGGGCAGGAGCGGCAAGCTCAACTCCAACAAAAAGACAGGGTGCGACTAATAGGTTTAAGCCAATTGACGATGATGAAGACATACCATTTTAACTAGAGCTGGCTAAGGGGGTGGAATTTAATATTCCATCCTTTTTTATGTTACAATATAAATTGAAACCTTTTATACTGCATTGTATACTAATTGGAGGTGGAAGGAATGAAATGTGCATACAAGATAGCTTATGGATGTGGTAGCTGTGGTGGAAGAAGAGACTGCCCATACGCGAACAGAAAGAAAGGATGGTAGAGATTGAAACGTAATTTACTTTTTGGTGTTGATAATAATCTAAAGAGGGATGTAATAAATCCTAAAGAAATAAATAAAATTATATCCTCCATGACTGAGAAAAGGACTGTTAAGAAGTCCGGAGCTGGAAAAAGTATTGGTAAGATAAAACAAACGGTTTCCATACTTGTGGATGAGTTTAAGAAAAAGCACCCAAACGTACTTTCAGAGTGGCCCAGCAATTACATAATAGTGGACACGGACGAGAAGTTGGATAGACTACTTCGCTCTATTGAGGAGTGCAGAAGATTTTCATACGATACAGAGACTATGGGTCTAAAGATATGGCATGGCGACAACATAGTAGGCATATCTTTTTATACGCCATGTGATGGTAATGCCTGGTATATACCGATACATCACCTTGACTGTATAGAGCCTGTGGAGGGTAAGCAATTACCTGTGGAATTTATAAAAGAAAATATGGCACCTGTTATGAGAAAGAAAAGAGAAGAATCTCTTGCGTACAGTATGCGAACTCTAAACAGTATTGACGACATAGACATGTCCGATGAATACTGTGGTGTTGTAACATTCAATGGTAAGTTTGACAGCCATGTAGTTTGGATAAATCTGGGCATTGAAATGCCAGATATTGCGTTTGAGGGATATTTAGCATCAAGGGTATTAAATGAAAATGAGCCAGTAAATAAATTGAAGCCCTTGTGTAATAAGTGGCTCAAACAGTACCAACAAAATCCATTGGACAAATTTGATGAGATATTTGAAAAGACGCCATGTGCATACTTTCCAATATGGATGGTTGGCTATTATGCATGCAAAGATGCCATACTTCATTGGGAATGGATGGAGTTTGCGGAAAGCCACATAAAGAAGAGACCCGGTCTTGCTGAGTCCTACTATGTAATACAGTTACAGGTTTTGCCATCAGTAATTGCGGCAGAGCGTAGAGGTATGTTACTTGACGTGGATAGAGTAAATGCAAACAAGGAAGAATTTGAGGGGTACAAGGTTGCCATTGAGAAGACAATAAAAACCCAATTGCAGGAATTGATGGATAAATTCCTGGACGATAATCCCCATGTGCAGGTTGTTAATGTTCCGCCTAGCACAAAGAATGGTAAGGCTAAGGTATTTGACAGGAACACTTTAAGGACATCTTTTATACCTGGGTTGAACATAAACAGCCCCCCACAGTTAGGTGACTTATTTTTCTCAATATGGGGTTGGCCAACTACTAAGAAGGACGGCAAGGCTACAAACGAGAAGGTTATGCAAAGGCTCGCTAAACAATTTTCAGTATGCAAAAGCATTTTAGCATATAGAACAGTTAAGAAAATGATAGGAACTTACTGTGATGGTCTGTTGGAGGCTATTAGTCCAGTTGACGGAAGAGTTCATACTTCCTTTAACCCCTATAAGGCAGTTACCAACCGGTTTTCAAGTTCCGACCCTAATCTACAAAATATCCCTTCTAAGTCAAAGAAATTATTAATAGAGGGGCAGGAAGTTAAGGTTGACTTTGGTAAGAAGATACGACGTTGCTTTATTGCAGAGGAAGGAAATGTCCTATGCTCCACTGACTACTCACAAATAGAGCCACGTATTCTAGCTGTACTGTCCGGAGATGAGACGATGCTTGACGCATATAGGAATGCCAAGGATGTGTATGTACAACAGGCAGTATTATTCTTTCCCGGGCACCCAGAACAGGAGTACTTGGACAATGACGACACAGGGTATAAAAGCCCATGGAGAGGTAAGGTTAAGGCAATAGTCCTTGGACTTAACTATGGTATGACTGAGGTTGGACTTGCAGAGGGACTGGATTGTACTGAGACAGAGGCTAAACGAGAGATTGAGCGATACTTTGACACCTTTCCTGCAATTAAAGAGTTCACTCAAAGCGTGCTGGACTCCGCATATGAAAAAGGATACGTGGAAATGCTGTACCATACAAAAAGAAGACTTCCGGATTTGCAGGACAGCCGTGCATGGATACGCTCAGATGCTGAGAGACAGTGTGTAAACTCTATAATGCAGGGCTCCAGTGCTGAGATAACTAAAAGAGCCATGGCATTCATATATGCCAATAGGCGACTGAGAGAATTGGATGTTACTCTTATATCTACAGTGCATGACGAGGTTATTACTTCCATACCAAAAGCTAACTTGGTAGAGGCTATACCAATTATTAAGCAGTGCATGATTGACGCATGTAGTAGACTTATTGAAAGAGGCGGTATAGTTATAAAAGTAGATGCTGAAGTAAGTGAGCAATGGTATGGACCAGTATATCATTGGGAAGGGCATGAAGAAGTTGGAGAGGACAATGAAAAACTAATTCTTGAGGAATTGGATGATGATTTGGGTGAAGAAGAGTCGGAAGTGCAGGATGAGTATGAAGAGAGCGTGTTTGCATAAAAATATTACAGTATAAATGTATTACACCCCCATAAAAAGGGCTATAATGGTAGAATTAAGGTACTTATTTTGGGGGTGTACTGCACAATATAAAATAAAAATGGAGGTAAGTTATGGATATAACTGTAAAACAGATACTTGAAGAGTTTGGGCAACTGGATAGGGACATTGAAGAGATTGAAAAAGGCTTAGCGTCATTGAGGGGAAGTAATTGGGAAAATGGTGCATCACTGGATAAACGTCTACCTGTTAAAATTTTAGTAAGCACTTTGAAGGATAAATATGAGGCAAGAGAAAAATTACTAAACCACAAATTATCGGATTTTTCATTTGACGGCCCATTTAAGAAATTTGCACAGCAGGAGGAAGAGGCTAATGAGTTTATATCAGAAATATAGACCTCAAGTATTTGAGGACGTTTGTGGACAGGACCATGTTAAAATTATACTGCAAAATCAAATTAAGAATGATGAAATAAGTCACTCCTATTTATTCACAGGAACACGTGGAATAGGTAAAACTACTACGGCTAGAATCCTAGCTAGAATGGTAAATGAGGACGGAGTTCTTACACGCCAGGAACTTGACATGAACATAATTGAGATAGATGGAGCATCTAATAACGGCGTCGAGAACATTAGAAATATAAGGCAGGAAGTTAATCACAGACCAAGCAAGGGTAAGTTTAAGATTTACATAATAGACGAGGTTCATATGTTGAGTACAGGAGCATTTAACGCCCTGTTGAAGACTTTGGAAGAGCCACCCGCACATATAATATTCATGTTATGTACGACAGACCCACAGAAGATTCCAGCGACTATACTCTCCAGATGCCAACGCTTTGATTTACAACGTTTTGACGTTAAGGACCTATTTGGGCGTGTAAAGTACATTGCCGGACAAGAGGGTATCGAAATGGAAGATACTGCTCTTATGTACATTGCTAAAATGGGCAAGGGTAGTATGAGGGATGCTATTAGTATATTTGACCAGGTTAGGAACTATAAGGAAGGTATAACATATTCTGATATACTTAAAATATTGGGTAGTGTTGGCATGGATACCATTTTGGGTGTTATGAATAATATAAGCAATCCACCAGAGTTACTTAAGCAGTTGAAGTCAATTTATTACAGTGGTGTGGATATGAGACAATTTATAAAGGACTTGTTTAACTACTGCAACGATTGTTTGATTTATAGTAAACTGGGTGAGGAGTCGCTTGACTATATCAATTCTAGTCCCGAGAACTTGGTGGACATTAAAAGGCACTCAACTATTGTAGACTTCAAATTTCTGGAGGCTTTGCAGGAGCTAGACACAGAATTACGATACAGTGACAATGAATATCTTTTAATACAAAATGAGTTACTTAAATTAGGACTGGGGAGAAATTAATGTTGTTTATGTCTTGGGTTGCCACAATTGGTAGTATAATTGGAAATGTGGGCGTCATATACAAAAGATTATGGGGCATGTGGATTTGGATGATAGCGGGGCTAATTTGGGTATTCTATAGCATTATTAGAAGAGATTATGCTCAATTGGCTATGTATATATTCTATACTGGATTAAACGTGTGGGGTATCATACAGTGGAGTAAAAAAGAGTAATTTGTGGAGGGATGCGAGGAATGAAATCCATATTTAAGAAATTGGTAAGTATGCTGGGTTGGATGTTTAGTCTACCACCTGGTGTGAAGTTACCATATAGTTACACGAGGGGACACAGTTCCGCTCCTATGTATTACTTTAATAAGAAAGGTGGGACAGAAATTGATAGGTCAGTCGGAAATGAAACAACTGGTTCTGAATAATGATAAACCATGCATTGTTGTGGGTAAGAAGGGCATGGGAAAGTTAACCCTTGCCTTGGAATGCTACCCATCCTCAACTGTAATTGGGGATGGCGTGGAAAAGATAAAGGTTGACCAGATTAGACAGATACTAGAGCAGGTTGTTAATATGAGCTCTCAAGAGTACATAATCAGGAATGCGGATAATTTAACAGTCCAGAGTCAAAATGCACTGCTTAAAGTACTGGAGGAATGCCCGGAACATGTAAGATTTTTAATACTGTGTGAGGACCCAAGTAAGGTGCTTACCACCATTAAGAGTAGGTGTAACCTATTTAAAATGAAGCTATATACAGACGACGAGATTGAAGAGTATGTAAAATTGAATTATCCTAACATCAAAAAGTATAGAATGCTACAAAACTACTGTAAGGGAGTTCTTGGGACTGTAGATAGGATAGCGGGTAAGCTGTTCGTGGATGTTAGAAATATTGCCACTAAAATTATATTCAATTTGCCAAAGACGTCTGTTGGAAACATATTTAACATTATTGAGCATGTGAAGCCCATTGAGGAAAACTTAAGCTTGCTACTGGACACCATGATAGTTATATACACGGATTTGCACTTTGTAAAAATAGGTGCTGAGGAGTTTATAACAGACATTGCACTTTTGGACAAGTACAAGGAGTTCGATATAACACCCGAACAGGCATATAGAAATGTTAAAATACTGGACTCCTATAAGAGAAAGATGGGTGTTCCTGTTAACTTCACAATGTTTGTGGACACATTGATGCTCAGGTTGAGAGGGGTGATTTAATGAATAAATTTCTTGCGAGTGTGAATAAAGGTAGTAATGGAAACTACTTTGTCTTTGCCGGAGAAGAGAGAGAAATGATGAAGAACTGCATTAAAGTATTGCAGGATAAGACGGATTCGGAAGTGCTAAGGTTTGAAGAGTATGATGTAAACAACATACAGAAGCTAATCCTTAACCGTGGGCTGTTTAGGAAAAGAACTATTATAGTAGTTGACAACCCTTCCTTTGTTTCGGAGCTTATAAAGGTCATTAAACCCACCGTTAACTACTTAATAGTAATAACAAGTAAGTGCTCCAACCTTCCTATAGGGGTAGAATTAGTGGAGTTTAAGCAACTTACAGCGGGGGAGCTCGTAGCGTATACACAAAGTAATTTAAAAATAACCAAAGCAACTGCAGAACTTCTTGTGGCAGTTAGTGAGAATAATTTGTCCGATTTAAAGAACAACATTGCCAAGCTTAATAATTACACACAGGATAAAATAACTGAAGAGCATATTGAGACAGTTTGCCATATACCGGATAATTTTAAAGTTTTTGATATGATTGACGCAATTTGTAATAAGGAAGCAGAAAAGGCAATCTATATTTATCACAAGTTGAATGAGAATAATGTTAAGCTTCTATCATTGCTCTATACACAATACAGAAAAGTGTTGGCTGTAAAGAGTATGATGGAACAGGGCAGAGGTGCTGATGAGATTGTAAAGATAACAAAGATACCTAAATTTATTGTCAACAACTGCATGAAAATGTCCAAGCATTATAGTACTCACGCATTGGTGCAAATTATAGATAAGCTCTTTGATTTGGACTTTAAAATCAAGACCGGGAAATGTAATGACAAAATCGTATACAGCTTTATACTGTATATAATGTAAGGGGTGCATAGAGTGTTCCAAATAAAAACCTTTGATGGTGCAAATGATGAACAAATAAATAAGTGGCTACAAGAAAATGATGTCGAGGTAGTAAGCATTAATAATGAGCCAATTGTGGACTATTACGGCTATCCGTCAGAGCCTAAAGTATGTAACCAGTGGATAAGGACAACGCTGTTATACAAAATTAAGGCATTAGTAGGAGGTGAGGAAATGAAGGAAATTGTGCAAAGTAAGATGATAACATTTTTCATGGATGAGTCAGATATAGATGAACTAGCAATACCCGTCCAGCATGGCTACTATGAAACATTAAAGTCCATAGAATCCGAAGAGCTGGAAATATACACGACTCAAATGAGTTTATTGCATACATCCCTGTTCACAAGGGGCTACAGAATTTTTATAAGGGAAAGAAATGATGACTTATTTGAAATAACATTGGGTGACTGTAGTAGAACTAATAGAGAAATTAGGTTAAGTCACAATTTAGAAAAAATGCTATTGTCAGGTGTTTTCAGCAATGGCAACCACACTATAAAATAAAGGGAGATATTTAGAATGGCAAACAAACTATTTTTAGACACAGAAACAACAGGTTTTAAACCCGGACAGATTGCACAGTTATCTTACATAATAACAGACAGTGCCTTAAAATTTAAGGGAGCAGTTAATCAATTTTTCATGGTGGATGAAATGCCAAAACAGGCATCTGATGTACATGGGTTCACTATGGAAAGACTGTCTGAGCTGTCGGGAGGCACTAGGTTTCAGGACAGAGCAAACGAACTGATTGTGGATTTTAAAGACAGCGATTTAGTTATACACAATTCACAATTTGATATGAATTTTCTACACACAGAGTTTATGCGATGTAAACTACAAATTGAGCCTAAGTCAACCTTCTGCACAATGAAACATTTTACACCAATATGTAAGATACCAGGAAGATTCGGAAACAAGTGGCCTAAACTTGAGGAGCTTATGAAGTTTTTAGGTATTGAACCCGAGGTTGCACTTGCAATGGCTAGAGAATTTTATGGGGCTGGCGATATAGGATTCCATGATGCTAGATTTGACACAGCTGGGCTTTTCCTGTGCTACAAACAGGGAATGATGGGTAAATTTATAGATTAAATTTTGGAGGTTTGTATGCTTAACGCACAAGGTGGAAAATTTGACAAGTTCCTAGTAATCAACAGGAAGTTTTTGCAGTTCCTATCCATAACAGACCAACTTAACTTGCACAAAATGATGAATAAATTAAATAAGAAAATTCCAGATGTGCAGGATAAACGATACATAGTCATAAATATGGATGAGCCCTATGCAGAAGAGGTAACGGAGATTATGAAGAAACACGGACATTGGGATTAAACATGATTTGCTCTTTTTGCCATTTTTATTTTACAATAATGGCAATACGGTTTTATAATGCATTACAAAGGAACAAAATATTTCAGTGATTTTATTATTTAGTGTTTACATTTAGATGTTTGTACTGTATAATAAAATCCTACTGTAATATTGTTCACATAAAATAAAGGAGAGGTGTTAGTTATGACTCAGGTAAAAATTAATAAGGTATTTGGTGAGACGCCCGTTAATGTTATTCTTCATAAGAATGATGATGGCAAAGTTGCTAAAATGGAAGTAAACAACAGAAAATTTAGCAGTGAGAGAATGGGAAGAGCATTTATGGAATCCGAATTGAAATTAACTTCCGAGCAGGTTAATGAGGTTATGAATGAGGGCGGAGAAATTATTGAGGCTGTTGCCACAGAAACAGGTACACAAGCTAAGAAAGAAATTTCCGCAAAGACACCAAAAGCACCAAAGGAACCAAAAGCACCAAAGGAACCAAAAGCGGCGGTAAAATTTAAACAGTCATTTAGAACAGGTAAAACTGCAATTGAAATCGAGATCGAAGAAAAAATGGAGTCCAATAAAAAAGTCGTTAGTGGGCACATAATGGATATTTTAACTGGTGAGGTTAAGAAATTCAATAGTAAGGACCAGGCAATAGAATTATTATTGGCTACTTACCTTGTAAGTAAAGTGACTGCCATGAAAATGCTTAAGGCAGATTGTCCTATTGCATTAACAGAAGAGGCACTGAAAGCAATTACACCAGGTGTGGAATTGGAAGATGTTGGAATAATAGGAAAAGCGACACCAGCTCCAAAAACTCCAAAAGAGCCAAGAAAGCCAGTTGATGGATATCCAAAATGGGTACTAAGAGACCCACAAGATGTTAACCAATATAAGTTAGTTCAGGAAGCTAAGGCGTCGGGCTACAGTGCAAAGATAATGGAAGCCAATAGAGCAACCAGAGGTCAGGTTAATGTGTTATTTGGAAAAGACATGTTGTGGCATGTAAGTGTAACTACTGCTGTGGACTTTGTTAAGTCAGAAGAGTACAAACCACTTGCTGAAAGAATTAGTACATTAACAGCCGGAGACAGAGCTAAGAATGAGTCACTCGAAAGCACTGAAAAGAGATATGCAATATTTCTAGCGAGAGCACTTGCAGGAACTTACAAGCTTGCTTTTGACGAGAAAGTTGATGTTCAAAAAATTGAGACAACAGATTTATTGACAAAAGAAAGAAGAAAGTCTGTTTATAACAGATAATTAAGTAGAATTATATATCAAGGTGAATCTACATAATTTAACATTTGAATGTGAGTGTACCCAGCACTCACATTTTTCACAGCGACCACTAATTTACAAAATAGTGTGATTGGTTTTATACTGTAATATAAAAAGGAGGTACATTAGACATGCTAGTTAAAACAAGAGTTGAGGGATGTAAAGGAATCCCAGAAATAATGGAAAACGTCCCTGTTAGATTAACAAAAGAATTTGATTTTGAGGCGGGGCACCACTTGGTACCATACGAGGGTAAATGTGAACACTCACATGGACATAGTTATCATATGGAAGTAACGATAGAGGGCAAACCCGGAAGAGATGGACTTCTAATTGACTTTAAGGAATTGAAAGGCATAGTAAATGAAGTTATAGAGCCATTGGACCACAATTATCTAAATAATTACTTTGATTTCAATACTACCTGTGAGAATATGATAAGATATTTGTGGGTGACGATACAAGAAGAACTTCCAGCACATGTGGCGTTGGAGGAAATTAAACTTTGGGAAACTAGGAACAGTTATGCAACATTGACAAGAAAGATGGTACATAAGGCTATGTGCCCATATTCCTAGAATGGAGGAGGAAATAAATGAAACTTTTGGAACACTTTGTTAGTGTGAATGGTGAGGGTAGATACCAAGGATACCCGGTACTGTTTCTAAGATTTGTTGGATGTAATTTGAGATGTTCTTATTGTGATACCTCATACAGCTATGAGGGTGGAAAGGAAATGTCTATTCCAGAGGTGCTTGACCTGGTATTGGCAAGTAATGTACAACGTGTAACAATTACAGGTGGTGAACCCTTATTACAGGGTGCTGACTTAATTTCACTTTGTACAATACTGTTGGGGGATGGATTTGAAGTTGAAATAGAGACGAATGGCTCATGTGATATATCAGAACTTCCTAACCATCCATCACTGTGCATAACAATGGACTGGAAGACTCCAAGCAGTCTTATGTCACCTTGTATGCAACTAAGCAACTTGGATATACTGCAGAGTAAGGACGCTCTTAAATTTGTATGTGGAAGTGAATTAGACCTCTTGGATGCAAAACAGCTTATAATTAATTGTAAGCCAAATTGCCAAGTATTCTTTAGCCCTGTGTTTGGAAAAATTGAGCCAAAAAGAATTGTTGAATTTATTCTGGAGAACAAATTGAATAACTGCAGAATGCAATTACAGATACATAAATTTATATGGCCACCGGAAGAGCGAGGGGTATAATGGCATGTGGAAGACTAAAAATGAAAAATTCATTTTGCTTTCGCTGTTAGCACTAAGTCTAGTATTCCACATAGTTTTCGGACTATTTAGCCACTATAGGATAATACACTTGGAAAACCAGTTGTTTCTATGTGAAATTGAAATTAGTAGTCTGGAGAGAAGAAATGCACTTTACGAAGGAATTAATGACTTTCTAGGAAGACAGCTAGAGGAGTACAAAAAGGGCACACTTAATTGATTAAATTAAGGACTCACATAAATCAAAGTGAGTCTTTTAATTTTATTTTACATTTTTACTTGATTCATTTTATACTGTATTGCAAAATTAATTTTAAGGAGGCTAGTATGGGTAGAAAATTAACACCAGCAGAAGAAATTGTAGCCAGTTCATTTAAGCAGATATTGGAAGCAATTGGCGAAGACCCCAATAGAGAGGGGTTGGTAGAAACACCGGAAAGATTTGCAAGAGCTTATAGTGAGTTCTTTAGTGGGCTTAAAGAAGACCCAAGAATACATTTACAGAAGGGCTTTAGCGAAGGAGCCACAAGTGCAATGGTAATCGAAACTAAGATACCGTTTAATTCATTTTGCGAGCATCACTTTGTTCCATTCCACGGCATTGCTCACATAGGTTACATACCAAATGGCAAAGTTGTTGGCTTAAGTAAGCTTGCTAGACTTCTAGAGGGCTATGCAAAGAGACCACAGATACAAGAAAGACTGACTGGTCAAATTGCGGATGCAATAATGGAAGTACTGGATGCTGAGGGCTGTGCGGTTATAATAGAGGCAGAGCACATGTGTATGACAGTGAGGGGTGTTAAAAAGCCAGGTACAATAACTGTCACTAATGAAATGAGAGGAACATTCTTAACTGACCCTGCAATTAGACAGGAGTTTTTATCAATGATAAGGAGATAATGAACATGATTAAATTCGTTGGAGCATACCCGGGAGTTGTAACCATAGGTAATATTAAATATGCCCATGATGAACTAACTATTGGCGTTGGCATGCTGTGCAAAAATGATGTTCCAGATTTGGAACAGATTAAAAAGGACATAATGGAATGGAAATGGCCGGGCTCAATAGAAGAGTTTGTAAATGAGATTGTTAACTACTTAAGTGCCTGTATGGACTTTAAGGGAGTTATGGTAACTGCAACGAGCAGTTTATTTGGTAGTGGGCATACAGTGGTGACAGACGAAGTTTTAAGAGACTTTGATGTTAAGCAAGAAATGTATTACTTACTGGACAAGGCGAGTGCAGGACTGAGAAGATGCAAATTTACACTTGTTGAAAGAAGATGTAAGCCAGACAATGGTGCATTTTATATGCATGAAGAACAGCATGAAGGTTATTTCCATCAGTGGTTCCAAGAGGGTAGAATGGAAGAGGATGAAGGTATTGACTTTGGTGCTATCTGTGAGGACCTAAGTGGAAAAGTGCATAAGGTGTGGAAAATTGACACCATAGAATTCATGGATAGATAATATGGATGAGCAGTTAAGAAATAAAATTATAGCATTGAGGGAGTTAGTGTGGGGTGAGGATATACCAAGCCCTACATGCCCGGAATATGTCGAGCACCACGCATGTATACAGAAAATATTAAAATTTATTGACACGCAACTTTTAGAGGAGGAAATTTAATGGGCAGAGTAATTGTTATCAGCGGAGCCTCAAGTGGGTTAGGTAAAGCTATAATAGAGGGTATTATTCAATACAATGACACAATCTATTGTATAGGTAGAAGTAAGCCTTACTTAAATATTGAAGCGGATGGAGTAACGGTGCATCACATAAAAGTAGACTATAAAAGCCCAGCTTCTGTAGTGGACCAATTAGTGAAGGAAGGCGTGGTTAGATGTGACTTGCTTTTAAACTGTGCAGGCTACATGCCACTAGAGGATAGTTTTTTACTGTATGACCTGAAACAGGAATTTAATATTTTGGATGTCAATTTAATGACACACTATCTTGTGACTAAACATTTTATACAGGGTGCAATGGATGACTGCTGTAAGTTGAACATAATAAGTATTGCGTCATGTTGCGGTGTAAAGGCGGACAGCGAGACTCCATTATATGCGGCGGCAAAGGCAGGCATAATAGCACTAACTGAAGGATTGTGTACGTTTAAGCCGGAATTGGTGAGGATAAACTGCATAAGCCCTGGCTACTTCAACACAAACTTAGTACCAGGGGACGCACCACAGGAACTTTTGGATGCACAGGTACCACAAAAAAGAGAGGCACGGCCAGAAGAGATAGTACCAGTTGTTAAAATGATATTGGACAGCCCATTTATGACAGGCTCCAATATAATAATTGATGGAGGACAGGTGAGGAAGTAATGAATAAGGATATAAAATTTCCATTAAGTTGCGTATACTTGACAAAGAAATGCCCAAGAAGATGTGAGTATTGTAGAATACGCGACAGCAAGTTACAAGGACCAGAGTTAACTACAGAGCAGTGGCTAAGTGCATTTAAGATACTTAAAGATGCTGGTGTAGAGTTTAACTTAATTTTAGGCAATGAGCCCTTTATGCTTAAGGAAGAACTGCCTAAGATTATTGAAGGCATTAAGGATTACAACTATGGAATCTACAGTTCCGCTCCTAAGGAGTTGTTTGAACAGTACTGTGACGATGTTGTAAACGCTGGACTAAAGAACTTCAGCATACCAATAGATTTAGTTAACATAGATACTGAGTATAAGGGTGATATAAAAGATAAGGGATGGCAGGGATTGGAAAACTTACTTGCCATGAAGGAAAAAGGTGTCGAAGAACTTTTGGGTATAATAACTGTACACAAAATGAATTGCAGAAACCTTGTTGACATTGTTAAGTATGTTAGTCAGTTTGGTCTGACAGTTGGGCTCAATGTTATCCATTGGGACCAGGATGGTAAATATGACTTCTTCCCGCCAAAGGGTGAGTTATCCGAGTACATACTGGATGAAGAAGATAAACTTGCATTGAAAGAGCAGTTGAAAGAACTTCTTAGAATGAAGAATGACAAGGAAGTTAATATACAGAACAATGCAAACTGGTTCGCGGACCTATTTAGATACTTGGACAATTTGAATTGGCATTGTACCAAAGATGAAATACTCACAATTGATGCGGATGGCTCTTTCAGAGTGTGCGGGTATAGAAAGGGAGAGAACATTTGTAAGTTTAATGTATTCAACTTCCAAGACAATTTAGAAGAATTCCTTGCGGCATGGCACAAGGATAGAGAAGAGTGCCCGGGCTGTTTCTGGTCCTACCCATACTTATCCGAACAGTGGAATGACACAGCAAACCACTTTATGGATTTGGATAAGATTTTTAAAGAGCAACTTAATAAATAAACCAAAGATGGCTTGGGGTGGAATAAATCTATCCCAAGTCACTAAAATAATAGGAGGTAGTAATGAAAATAAAGACATTGGTAGAGGATGGAATTTTGAAGTGTGCTAGTCAATCTTGCTTAGACTGTACCACCAGCAATAAGGCTGAGGGATGTAAGGTTGCTGTGATACCTGATGAAGAGGATAGTGAGGACAGGGAGTCACAACCAGTTGTACAACTTTTGAATGTTGATGAGTTGAAGGACCTGTTTTACCAAATAGGAGACTTTGCAAAAATCTGCTACGACTCACAAAATGGAATTAAGCACATCGGAAAGCATGTAATAGACACAAATCATGGGTCTGCCTTAAGGAGTGTGCATTTTAAATTTCATGTGGAAGGGGCAAGCAGGGCATTCAGTCACCAGTATGTTAGACACAGTGTGGGTGTGGACCATAACCAGCGTTCACAGAGATACGTGGAAGAGGATGGCTTTAATTACATAACCCCACCGAGCATCAAAAAGAATAAAGTTGCAGAAGTAATTTATGTGGATGCAATGGAGTACCTAAACACTATCTATGGTGACCTAAAGGCACTTGACATACCTGCCGAGGATGCTAGATTTGTACTTCCAAATGGCTGTGAGACTAGAGTTAACACAGTGTTCTCACTTCAGGCTATGATTCACTTTATGAACGAGCGCCTGTGCAATAGAGCCCAATGGGAAATAAGAAGAATAGCATCCATGATGAAGGATGAGTTGGAAAAATACGTACCCGAAATATTGGAATATATGGTACCTAAATGCGAACAGCTTGGTTATTGTATTGAGGGCAAAAAATGCTGTGGTAAGATGCCAACTAAGGCTAAGGTATTAGAGGGCTACAAACAGTATTTAATAATGATGCAGGCACAGGAGGGTAACAATGGCAAAGATATATTGGGCTAGAATAAATAGTTTGGCGGTAATTCCAACAAAGAGAAAGGAGGACGCTGGACTTGATATTTATGGAATATTGCTGGACCCATACCTCGTACTAGAGCCCCAACAAATCCACAAATTCTCTACTGGACTAAAGTCCGCTTTTAGTGATAGGTATGCTGTTATACTTAAAGAGCGTGGCAGTACAGGCACCAAAGGTCTACAGCAAAGGGCGGGAGTATTTGACAGTGGTTTCAGAGGGGAGTGGTTAGTTCCTATTCAAAACTGCAATAATGTGCCAGCAGTATTTTACAATGATAAAGTAATTACGCAAGAGGAAATTAAGTTATTGCCAGGGATGGATAATGCAATTTACTACCCAATGTCCAAGGCAATATGCCAGGCAGTTATGGTAAAAACTCCTCGAGTGAAGTGCAAAGAGGTAAGCCTTTCGACACTGCTTAAGAAAGTATCCAAAAGGATGGAAGGCTTAATAGGGAGCTCCGGAAAATGAGTAAATTAATTATTGTAGAAGGCCCTCAGGGCGTAGGAAAGACGACAATTACTAACTGGCTCCGAGAGAAGTTACCATATACTAATCTGTATAGACTAAGCGGACATCGAGATAAGGCACCAACTGGAAAATTTAAGTCCACTAAAATGTACTGTGCTTTAGTGGATTATATGGAAAGCACTTCCGGAACAGGAGTTAACTTGCTGTTTGACAGAACATTTATTTCAGAGGAAGTTTATTGTAGACTTGGCTATAGAAACTACAACTTCAGTGATGTTTGTGCAGGGCTGATGGACCGCTTGGACAAAATAGACTATGACGTTATAATACTTAATTTGTTCTGTGGTAACCTGGGTGTAATGCAAGAAAGATTAAATCGTGATAAGGCATCACATTTGGATATAAACTTCTGCACAGAGGAATCAATCCGTCAGCAATCCGAATACTATAAGTTGATGGAGGAGCTTTCTGAAACACATAAAAATATAAGGATTTGGTCAGTTAATACTGAGAGTAGGTCAACTTGGGAAAGAGTGCTGGAAAACTTAGTTAACGAACCGGAGTGTCAAAAATAAAGCCCTAATTCAGGGCTTTTTATTTTACAATTATTTATGGTTGGTTTTATACTGTACTATATAAATTAAGGAGGTATGAACTTAATGTGCGGAATTGCAGGTATTAGGTTTGGAGAAGGTAACCACACAGAGCAGGTAAAAAAGATAGTGCAACTGATGGAAAAAACTAGCCTTAGAGGTCAGGATGGTTACGGTATTGTAAGTGTAAGGACAGGGAAGTGGCTCAAAAGTACAGAACTTCCAACAGGTAGTGAGCCATTTTTCAATATGGACTTCAGTGGAGATTTTGTAATACTTAATGCACGGGCACAGCCTATGACGGAGATTGCAAGCACTGATGTGGATTCACTACAGCCAGTATTAAAGCATGGCTATGTCCTTGCTCATAATGGCGTTGTGTCAAATGACGAAGAGCTATGTAGTAAGTACTCACTTACGGATATGAAATTAGACTCAGAGCTGGTGTTGGACTTATTATATAGACATACAACCTACGGCACGGTTAGAGACTGCTATAGTATACTTAAGCATGAGGTATTTCCAATTCTAAGTGGGGGTTTTGCATGTGCTTTTGCCAAGATAGGCAACCCAGATGAGGTAGTACTAATCAAAGACTTTAAAACGCTTTGGTATGGTACAGACAAAAATGATTTTTATTTTGCAAGTGAGAGAGAGTTTATTGAAGATATATTTGGCAAAGAGAATATATTTAGCAGAAATAGAATTGAAAATGTCAACCCGTATACAATCAATTACATAAACTTTAAACAATTCTGTCACGTGGAAGAGGAGTTGCACACAAAGACAATTTCCAGCTTACCACCCAAGAATAACAATTTAGTACTTGTATGTGCAAGTGGTGGTATTGACAGTTCCACCAGTGCCTATGTTGCGAAGAAGATAGAAGGTAAGGAAGTTGTAATGGCATTTTTTGACATGGGTCAAAAGAGTGCAGAGCGTGAGTGGGAAGCTGTTCAGGCAATAGCCAATGATTTGGGTGCGGTAGTAAAATACATTGATATTAAGTGGCTTGGGCAATTGGGAAGTAGCGTATTGACAGACCCTAACTTAGATATACCAAAGTCTGAAAAGACTAACATAAAGAGCACCGTATGTTGGACGCCAGCAAGAAACTTAGCAATGATGAGTATACTTGTGTCGCTTGCTGAAAGTATTGGAGCAAGTGCAATATATAATGGTTGGACCTTGGAGGAGGGTG